TATTCGTAGTTATCTTTCCACCTGCCGAAAAAACCGACGTGATATTCTGCCGTCAATTACCAACGCACTGAAGGGTCACGCCACGCTCGAAAAAATCACCTCCTAAGACGCACTCCTGAGTAGTTACTTAAATCAAGAGATTTTTTAAAGTTTTTATTATTATTACACATTCGCGACAATTACGGATGTGTAATAAACACAGCTAGGTTCTTATAAATAGGATGTTTGTTCGTTTCGAGTTGCTACATTCGCGACAAAATATCAGCAAGTCATTAAACAATAGATTGAAATAATGTTTGATTTTATATATGGGATTCACTATGGTTGATCCGTTATACTTTTTTTCGGAAATGGAAAATTTCGTTGATGATTTATAAAAAAGGTATGGATGGAAAAGCGGCTTCTTGAATACGCAAGGTGTCCCGATATCTCTTGAAGTAGCTTGCACCGGATCATTTCAATCCAGATTGCTTTCAGCTATTGGTGTGGTGGTATCACCTTCATCTGTTGTAGTGGTAGTTTCACTTCCGGTTGCCTCGTCATCATCTGATTCTAATCCCAATTCCTTGCAACCTGATAGTGCAAGCATGAGAATTGAAGAAAACAGGAGACACCTTATCGAGTTTTTTATTTTCATGATCGGCCTCGGAAAGTTTTTGAAGTTGAAATTTTCCATATAATGATTTCAATCGGTGCAATAACAAACGCTTATCCAGTTTGTCTACAATTCTCAAAGATAGTCAGCTGCTGTTCTGCGGGATTCGGGGACTGGGCGGATGATTACATGGTGGAAGTCATGGGAGATCTGAAAGACGCACTGGCAATTTTCGTTATCACAGCACGCGGTCAGGATTGTGGTTTTGGAGTCAATGAGACTGGTGCGGATGATTGATGCCCTGCTGCCGAAGGGACTCTAGCACAGGGAAGTAATATCGGACTCAAAAAAAATTGGAGAAATCAACAATTGAAATATCTGATTTTAATATTGATTTTTGTTATTTGTTCTTTCTCTGGCTGTAAAGAATCAAATCCTGACGGCATGTCTTATTATATGTTCAAAGGTAAAGGTACTAAGGATTCCGAAACATTCAAATTAAATACAGCACAATTTAGGTTTGAAAGCAACGTAGTCGCAACAAACAGAAATTCAGTTCCTGAAGATAAATACTTACTTGTTCGTTTAACAAATTCTGAAGATAATAAAAGTACTGTTGTTGGAAAAACTGAGTTAGAATCAGGTGAAGTAAACAGTAGGTCAAAAGATATAGATGACGGAGAATATTACATTAGAGTTCGAGTATTAAGTACTGTTGAATGGATTGTAACTCTTAATAAATTAGATTAAATATGATGGATACACACAAATGTGTTCTTTCTCAAAACTCGTTTTTTTAATTCATTACAGTGTGTTGTGAAAAATGACTTATAACAAGGAACTAAAAGAAAAACTGAAGAAACGCCAAATTGAGAAAAATCTGCTTGTGGAGGACAAAGATACACAAAGCCTTATCCGGGAGTGCATCGGGATCTCCGATAACAAACAAGAAATTTATAGCCTAACAGTCGCCACAAAGTGAGCTTCAATAACTGCAGAAAACCACTGTTGATCACCTATTATTTTCAAACAAAACAAAATACCAAGACCGGCAACGAACATGACAACTCCAGTTATACAAATCCAAAAGATTATCCTTGCGATATTTCTTGTGGTCTGTTCAGAGTCTGGTACACCAGAATTATTCTCTTGCATAATAATTTTCTCGATATTTTTGGGATCCTGAAAATAGGCTGCATGATTCATTTTATTCAAATTTTTAATCAGAACGTTAACAAACGCTTATCCGGTTTATCTAAAACTCTCGAATATCGTCAGTTGCTGTTCTGCGGGATTCGGGCTTTGGGGGACTGGGGGGATGATTACTTGATGGAAGGCTTGGGAGATCTGAAAGACGCACTGGCACTTTTCATCGTCACAGCGCGCTGTCAGGATCGTTGTTTTGGAGTCAATGAGACTGGTGCGGATGATTGATGCCCTGCTGCCGCAGGGGCATCGGGCTTTAATGATGTTCATTAATCCTCCGTGATTTCCCCTTATATTATCGGGGAAAAATCATGCTATCAAGCGGAATCCTCCTTATTTTCAACATTTTCCAGAAAATCCGGTCTTAAATCGATCCAGTTCTCCGGAGAAATTTCCGAGTTGATTTCCTGAATCACCAGGTCCGCGATCGGCTTGATCACCACCTTGTAATAGTTGGCCAGCAGCTTGTTCAGGTCCGGGCTGGCTTTCTTCTCCAAAACGGTTCCGAGCAACTCTGCCGGGGTCTGGTGTGCTTCGTAAAGTGAGCGGGTGGCCGTATCGGTGGTCACCTTGAAATCATCCTTGGCCAACTGGACGGTGGTGTCGATGTACTGCATCACCTTGGCAACATCATCAATATCAGTATCCCCTCTCAGGTTTAGCAGCACCGTCCGCCCCTTACCGGGGGTCTGGGCCGTGTTGATATCGTCCACAATCTTATCCTCGGTCTTGGAGGCTCCGTCCTCATCCACATCATCCACCTTCAGGTTGGAAACCAGTAATCCCCCCATATAACCGTTGTTATCATAAAATTGAATCCGCTGCGTTCTGGCCGCATCGCCCAGAATGATGTCGTTGATCGCTCCGGTGTACTTGGGCAGGCCGTAATAATCGGATTCTGAGCAGGGCATGATCTTGTGAATGATCTGCTCCAGGGTGTATTTTTTTGCGATATTCTCATCGATCACAATAGCAAACCCCTTATCCTTGGTCAGGATCCTCATCAAACGTGCGTTTCTTCTTCTGAGCCCAGCCACTTTGGTTTTTCGTTTATTCTGGATCTTCTCCAGATAAGCGTTTCCAAAAGTGAACGAATCGTGCAGATAGGCATAGAAATCATTCAGTGGAAAGAATTTGTAAAACTCATACAGGGTCTCGTAGTATTTGCGGACAGTGGCTTTGGTTGCTCCCTCTTTCAATGGTTCAACATAGAGCTTGTTTGTGATGTGGGGATAATACCCCATGGTCACCAGGCGGGCTTTGAAATCGATGGCCGATTCATGCAGGGCAGACATCCGCAGCAGCTTCGCCAAAAAATCAGGATCCACCGGTGGGTTATGCCACTCATTATTGTCCAGGTTTCCCTGTTGGACTTCGATCCAGGGTTCTTTGGTGTCCAGGTACTTGCTGACCATGCCGATGGGGGTTGCTTCACGATGCTTTTTTGCTGCCACGGGAGACTCCTATAGTTGTTGATGTTGGGGTTTTCTTCATTCCTGAAGAATTAAGTTTTGACGTTCGACGTCCGGACGGGGATCCGCTGGAGACCCCCACCGGAACCGCAGATCTTAACTGCGAGTTTTCGATGGGAAAGTTGTATGACAGGTGAGCGATCGCAAAGAAAAGGTCCGCATGCCCGATCCCCTTCTTGCGGTCCGCTATGATGGTTGATCTGCCGGCTCCGGTCGTTGTGGCTTTAATCGCCAGAAACGACTGCAGGATCATCTTTTCGGTCGAGTCAAACTCCAGTTTTTTGCCGGCCACGATCCGTTCCATGTGCAGGATCAGGTTGATCTTGTTTTCGCGATCGTAAGTGAACCGCTTGATGGTCAACGGCCAATCCACCTCCCGGGGCAGATCCTTGATCAGGTTGTAGACGGCCTCCCCAATCCCGGTGACATCAATCCCCAGGAATCCGGCCTTGTATCGCTTGACCCATTTTTTAATGGTGGCGGCCTGCCAGTTGATGGACTTATTGTTAAAGGTATGACTGCCCACGATCCTGAGTTTCTCCGGTCGGTGTTCGCCTGCAGCTATCGAGGCCGAGTCGCCGTTCTTTCCTCCACCGTTGGGATCGTACCCGATATAGACAGGGTTGCCGTCTGCTTTTCGATAACCTGGCAGCTGAGCATCCTCCAGAACTTTCTTTCCCTCTTCGTTGAGGACTTTTGTCTGGTAGTAGCACGCCTCCAGATCGGCCATCTTGAAAATCGAGCCCTCATCGTCGATCCATTCACACAGAAACAGGAAGGCAAACTGACGAGGTGTAAACCGCTTTTTAAGCCGGTCCATATCAAACAGGTTGCAGCCCATTCTCTCCGCGTCGTAAATGGTGATGACCTTGCGGGAGATCTCATCATCCATCTTTTTCCCGTACTCGTTCAACCCCTCCCAGATATTATAGGAGTAATGAGACTTAACCGACGGTGTTGAGAAATAGGTGATCCGGTAGTGCTTGTGACTTGCCTGGGCCAGGGCGGTATCGAGCAGATCCCGCAGGTTTGGAATCCAGCAGAACTCATCAATATATAAGTCGCCGTGATAGGATTGGGTGGTGGTGCTGTTGGTCGACAGGAAATGAAACTCGACCAGGTCCCCTTCGGGATTAATGATGGTGATTTTGTCGGTACCGGTGAGCTGGACCTTGAAGTACTTGATCGAGAACTCTTTAACGTAGGTCCGGATCTGCCCCACCTGGTTCTTGGATGCCGAGATAAAGATCTTGTTCTTCCCGGACTTCATGGCATCAACCAGGGCTTCCCAGGCCACCACCCAGGAGAATCCGATCTGCCGACTTTTCAGGTAAAAACGATCCCGGGCCAGATCGTCGAGAAACTCCTGTTGGTATTCGAAAAAGGGAGGCAGCCCAACCTGCTCGAGATCAATTCCATAGAAGTTGTTTTTCTTCTTCCGTAACGCTCCGCCTTCAGCTTTGGGCTTGACCAGCCTTTCCTCGGCTCTCTCTTTTTGGGCATTCAGGTTTCCCAGCTTGTCAATGAGAGTGCCGAGAAGATTGACCTGCTCTTTAGAGGGTTTCTCCAAAAACGTGAGTTCCTGGATCCGGTACTCCAGCTGCTTAACGATATCAGAATCAGCCACCCAGCCATATTTCCTGCGCCAGGTGCGCTGGGTTTTGGGGGCCACGCCTGTCTGCCGTTCAATGGCCGCCGAAGTAAGCCCTTTCTTGGTCAGCTCTCCAACCTGTTTGATTTGCTCTTTTGTATGGGCCACAGCTCTCCTTTCCAATGTTTGTGCTCATCATAATTCAATCCCGAACAAACTTGAAAAACTTTAGGTGTGGAATAGCTTTATTCCACACCTAAAAAACTTGCAGCCCTCTTTTTGCTCGGTAAAATGGAGTTAAATTTTCAACAAGAGGAGCCATGCAAGAGAACCTGGTTAAAACAGTCGACCCGCAGACATGGGCAATCTATCCCGCTGCCCTGGATTCCATTGCCAAAGTGGTGGCCAGTAAGGGAGGGGATGTCGAACCCAAGGCCCTGGTGGCAGATACCGATCGCGAATGGCACAGTTATGCTCAGAAGATCGGCAGCACAACCATTATCCACGTCAACGGTCCCATCTTTTATAACCTCCTGTACTTCGGCACCAACCTCAAGATCCTGACTTGCGATTTCCAGGAAGCCCTGGCTGATAAAACATGCAAGCAGATCATTCTGCATTTCAACACCCCGGGTGGAGTCATCACAGGAATTGCTGAGTTTGCGCGGATGGTTTATGAAGCCAGGTCGAAAAAGAAGATCATCGGTTACGCCCAGGGGATGTGTGCCAGTGCCGGGTTTTGGATCTTTGCGGCCTGCGGGATCTGCGTCGCCGATCCAACTGCACTTTTGGGCTCGATCGGTGTGGTTTTCCGGTTCGAGGACAACTCCGAGGCCATGGAGAACAGGGGATACAAACAGTACGTGATTACATCCAAGCAGTCCCCGCTGAAGAATATCAGCCCGGCCGATCCTAAAGGGGAAAAAGCCTACCAGGGACTGGCCGATGAACTTGCAGCCGAGTTCATTGACAGCGTGGCGCTATACCGAAACGTCACCGCCGCGGCCGTTGAGAGCGATTTCGGGCAGGGATTTATCATGACAGGGGAGAAGGCTGTGAAAGCGGACATGGTGGACGATACCGGGACCATGGCCGAATTGTTGGAAGGAACACTATTCATTAATACTTTAAAAGGTGAAGCCATGACGAAAGAAACGGACCAGGCAGCTGCAGGCAAAAAAACAGAACCCGCTGCGAGCACAGGAAATGAAGAAACCTCAGAAACTCAAACGAACGTTGATCCAAAGGCCGATGGCGGAAAGATCGCAGAAGAGATCTCCGGCATCAAAGTCCAGAACGAAAAAATGATCGGCATGATGGGCAAGGTCCTGGAGAAGAACGAGACCCTCGAAGCCGAAAACAAGGAGCTGAAGGAGAAGAACGAAACCCTGGAGGCTGAGAACGAGGAGCTGGGAGAGCAGCCGGACGAAGAGGACACGCCCAAGGCCAACGGCTTCTCTGATGGAGTCGAGCGGGGCTGGTAGGGAGCCATCTGTTTTTCACCACTAAACAAACTCACAAGCGGAGTACAATATGCAACTGTCAAGAAAAGCCCAGGTCGCCTTTGAGAAAGAGATGAAGGCCATGGCCATATCCAACGGATTTTTAGATCCCAGAGCCTCTTTTTCCATCACTCCGGAAAAGCAGCAGAAAATTGTCAAGGAACTCCAGGAGTTCAATAACTTCCTGCAGCGGATCAATCATGTCACTGTTAAGGCCAATGCGGGCCAGAAGGTCTTTTTGGGAAGCGACAAAACCGGAACCTACCGAGGCACCCGGGCACCCAAAGACCTGGCATCCAACCGGGCAACCTCCTATCAAACTGCCATCCGGATGTTCGATACGATCATATCCTATGCCCGAATCGATCAGTGGCATCACAAAAAAGACCTGTTGAAGTTCTACCGCGGGTATTACCTGCAGCAGATGGCTGATGAAAATGCGGCAATTGCGTTGCGAGGTGTTGCCCGTGATGCTGATCCTGGAGCGCAGGCCACCGAAGAGCTGAAGCTGGTTAATGTAGACCTGGGTTTTGCGGCAATCATGGCCCAGACCGCGGAAAATGGCGGAAATCCGGACAACGTTTTTGACGAATGGATTCCCGGATCCGGTTGTATCATTATCGGTGATGATTCGCGGGTGGTTCCGATTAATGGAATTGATGCTGCAGATGAAGGCGGCGGAAAAGTGAGCATCCCCCTGGCCAATCACGGCTTTGCTATCGGGGCCAAGATCGTCATCGCCGGCACCACGAACTATAACGGGGAACATACCCTGCTGGCCGATTCAACAGCGCACGAAGTATGGATCACCTCGGCATATACGGAGGAAACGTTCGATGCCGACTCGGCCATTACCCAGTATTCCGATTTCGCCAACCTGGACCACCTGGCATCAGTTGGGGTGGAGAGCATTCCCGAGCTCAAGATCAAAGGGCTGGCCACGATGATGGCGCGGGATGTGATGGCGGCTGAAGAGCAGAAGCTGTTTGCCTCCCAGGATCCGGCCACACCGTCTGAGCAGAAGTTTATTCTGTCGACTTTGAAAACCTATGGCGGTCTGCCCGGGTACCGGATTCTCGGTATGAATCCCAGCAGTCTCTGGGTGACCTCTTTCGATAACCTTTCCTATTACGAATTGGAAGGCTCCCGCCGGAAAAAGTCCGAGCAGAAAGAAGAGCTCGTTGGCTACGTCGACTGGAACTACTGCGAAGCCACCAATGTGGTTGAGGATATCGAAAAAATGATGGTTTTTAACAACATCAAGTTCCTGCGCAAGCATCGGACTCAGTCTGCTTAGGCTGAAGACTGAAGGTTAAAGGCTTGAAGGGGTGATGATTTTTTTCACCCCTCTCAATCAAATTAACGAATAACCCAGGGGAGAATATGGGACTTTTGAGCGATCAGAAAAAGCTGCAGAAAAAGTTTTATGAGCAGCAGGAACAAGGTGGCGGAGCCAAGAAAACGACACCAAAAAAAGAAAAGAAATCCGCACCGAAGAAACAACCGAGCAAGGGAGTAATTGCTTCGGCCAAGGACATCAAAGCCTATAATGAAATGGTCAAGGCGGACATGGCCACCTATAAGGGGCTGGCCATTGAGGACAAGCTGCCGATCAAGGCGGCACTGATCAAAAAGTACAAAGAGCATGTCGATTGGGTGCTTTCTGCTGCCTGTACAGATTACAGCCTAGCCGTCAATGGATACGCGATCTGGCTTTTTGATACCGGTGATATCGAGGGCTTTCTGGACATCGTCGACAGAGCGATCGACATCGCTCAAAAGCAGAAAATCATTTCCAAAAAGGATTATCAAATCCTCAAACTTTACTGGATTATGGATTGGGCTGCTGTACAACGGGACCAGGGTCTTTCATATGAGCCCTATTTTAGCCGGGTTTTCAAATCGGTCAAGGACTGGAAGCTGCCCAAGAAGATCCGGGAAGGGTACTGGTATTTCATGTTTTACAGCCTGATCGACCAGGGGAAGCTCAAGGAAGCAGCGAAAATCGGGCGGGATGCCCTCGGGCACGGAGCGGAGATCAAGGGGAACTTCACCATCCTGCAGAACATCCTGGCCGGCAAGTACAAGAAGACGTGGGATTCATCACAAAGAAAATTTATCAATGCATGACTCCCCGGCCAGCCAGGCGCGGCGCTTTCGAGCTTGTCGGCGATTCATCGCCTTGCAAACTCGTAAACCGCCCGCCCGCTGGCTTGGATCTGAATAAAGGTTTTCCATGTTAGGAGGCACGCACTCAAATCCGGTAGAGTACACCATCAAAAATGATGGATTCTTTCCGGATATTCTGATCAGCGACTTCCAGGAGCTCAAAAGGGTGAAAGCCGATCTGGCTCCGGAGTTGGTCAAACGAAAGCTGGTCAGTGCTATTTTCCGTGTCAACGGGTCCCTGGCGGCTTTCAAAACCGAACAGGTTGAAGCGGGCAATGCCACCCTGGATGCTGTCACCCAGGCCATCATTGATGAGGGCACGGACGAAGAGGAAAAAGAGCTCCTGTTTTACTACAAGGGCGCAATCTTCAATTTTGCGATGGGGGAACTTCATCCGGAGCTGGTCTCTCTTTTCAAACGTAAGGAAGCTACCGATTTCATGGAGTCCATTGATAAGAATCGACAGGAATATTACAACGAATCCCGGGAGAGTGTTCTGCGGATCCTGGGCACAAACAAGACCCGATCTAATTCTGGAATCTTCAGCTCGGTGGTCTAATGGAAAAACTCATAGCCCTGACTGACTATTTAAAGGATCCGGCAGTTCTGAAAAAGGCCGGTATAAAATGCAACCCGGAAAACATCGACTCATGGGCCGAAAGCGGGACTCCGGAGTATCTGGGCGACACTAGTGCGGATGATGGCCTCTATCTGTACGAGAATACTTATAATGCCAATTTTGTTTTCGAGGAGTGCGCCGGCGATATCCGGTTGCTGATCGGTCTTATTATCACCTGGCTTCAGGAGAACGATCCGGACCGGGACGAGCTGGAAAATTCGAAGATCAGTTGGAATGGGATTCCCTATGACGACGACACCAGCAATATGTTCATCGATCTTTGGTTTTACGAAAAGGTTCATTTGTCATTGTCTCCTGAAGGGAGCAAGGCTTCGAGGATTGGATACAAGGGGCTGGAATACGAGCTTGGAGACGAAGAAGTCAGTACAGCTGACAATGATGAGACTCTGCCACCAATAGATGTGAGTTAAGCCGTGATTGAAGACAAGCTGGTCTTAAATGAGCTGAACTCCTTTCTGGAAGATTTCATCAACCTGGATCCAAAAAAGCAACGCTGGCTGATGACAGCCATCGGCAGAAAAGCGGACTCCTTAAATCGCAAAAGAGTCACTAAACAAGTCGACCTCGCCGGGAAAAAATATGTAGGTCGCAAGCGTGAAGCAAAAAAGAAGATGTTCCTGAAACTGAAACAGCGCAAGAACATGTTTATCAAAATTCAGGGCGATGAAGCAGTTATCGGTTATAAGGGGTTTAGAGGGAGAATGGCCTATGAGCACCATCACGGTGTGAAGATGAAAAAGTCATTCGTCGCCCGCAGCTCCAGTATCGGTAGAGGCAGGCAGAAACGGGTCAAGGGCGATGATCCCTGCACCTATGAGCAGGCCGGAATTCTTTTTAGTTTTGTGCTGCAGGCGGACAACGAAGGTATAGATCCGGAACCAAAAGTTTCTATGAAACAGGTTAGTGCTGCTCAGGAAAACGAGAAGAGTGGCCGAAATCAGCGCAGAGCTGTGATGAAATTGTTTCAAGAAGCATACACTGCTGCAGAGGCAGGCCGGACAATCGCTAAATGGGACATGCAAATCACCCGGGTTGGCGGCAACAAGAATCCGTATTATTACCTGCCCAGTCGACATTTGTTGGGAGTGACAAGCCAGGATCTGCCCGTACTTATGAAATATGCAGAAGAACGGCTGCAGCACTATTTAAGCAAACGTTAACAAAGGAGAAGTCATGACGATCGGAAAAGTGAATGTCACAAATGAAAACCTGGCCCAGGGGCCAACTGCAGAAATTGAAAGAACTGCACTGTATGTCGGTGTTTCAGCCACAGGCCGAAATGCTGTCAACGCCATTGGTCCCAAGACGGATCTGGTCAATCTACTGGGAGCGAAAGCATCGGGCACCCTGGTCAAACAACTGGAAGCCGCCCAGCTCAATGGGGGCGGTGATTGGCAGGCCTATGCCGTCGGCATCGATGACAAGGTTAATTTTGCAGCAGCCATCGACCTGGCCATGGCCACCAAGAATGTGGAGTATATTGTGATCACGGATCCGGTGATGCCTGGCCCGGCGGGTTTTTATCATCGGTTGTGCAGCCGGGATCGATCCGGCCACCCAAACCTGGGCGCAATATCAGGCAGCCATGGCAGCTATTACCGATACGGTTGCAGCTGAAAGGGTGATGGTGGTGTCCAATGTCTTTGGAACGGACCTTGGAGCACTGGCTGGAAGACTGGCCACCATCAAGGCCAGTATCGCCGATACTCCCATGCGCGTGATCACCGGACCGGTACAGGGACTTGATGCCAAACCGGTGGATTCAGCGGGCGTGGCTTACGACATGACCCAGGTGACCGCCCTGGAAAGTCAACGCTTTACCTGTGTCCAGTGGTATGAGGATTTTGACGGCTATTACTTCACAGACGGCAACACCCTGTCGGCAGCCGGAGGTGATTATTCAGTGATTGAGTATCTGCGTGTAGTGGACAAAGCGGCACGTCAGGTGCGGATCAAAGCGATTAATCGTATCGCCGATCGCAAACTGAACAGCACCAAGAAATCCATCGCCAGCCACAAATCCTATTTTGCCGGACCTCTGCGGGCCATGGCCAAGAGCGGCAAGATTGGCGGTGTCGAGTTTCCAGCCGAAATTATGGAGCCTGGGGATAATGCGATCGATATCACCTGGACCAGCAAAACCGAGGTCACTATCGGCATGAAGGTCAAGCCTTACAACTGCCCCAAGGAGATCTCGGTAGGGATCGTGCTGGATCTGTCATCTGAATAATCGTTAATGTCATTCCGGACTCAGGTCCGGGATCCCGTTTGATATTTAAAGGCAGTAAAGCTGCCACAATTTGAAGGAGCAACATGGGAAAAAGAATATCCGGAAAAAATATGAGCTTCACCATGGAGCCCTCCGGCATCGAAGTTGAAGCGGAAGAGGTCTCCCTGTCGATTGAGGACGGCGGCAGTGAAGCGATGGACGCCGGCAGGCCTAATGGATATCTCGATGGAGATGTCAAAGCCAGTGGGGATATCAGCGTGGACTTGGAGAACTTTGATCTGATCAATACCGCAGCCAAAAATGCAGGCTCGTTCAGCCAGATGCCTTTACAGGACTTTTTGTGGTTTGCCGATGTGGAAGGTTTCGAAGAGAAGGTGGAAGCCTTCGGCTGTAAGTTGTATCTGGCGGACGTGGTTAACCACAAACCGGCCGGCAGCGAGAAACTCTTGCGCAAGATCCCTTACAAAGTCACCGGCAAGGATTTTGTCAAAATCAACGGTGTGCCTTATCTACCTGTTGAAGGGGCCTAAGATGGCATCATTCGGGAAAAGGTCACGGCGGCGGCTTGCAACCTGTCATCCGGACCTGCAGCGGCTATTCAGGGCAGTGGTCCCGATATACGATTGCACTATTCTGGATGGATACCGGGGTAAAACCCGGCAGAACAAACTGTTCGCCCTGGGCAAATCCAAGGTGAAGTACCCAAAGGGCAGGCACAACAAAAAGCCCTCTGAAGGTATCGATGTGGCACCTTGGCCTATCCCGGATTGGGAGGATCGGAAATTCTTTTATTTTTTCGGGGGTGTCGTCAAAGGCATTGCCAAATGCTTAGAGATTAAGATCCGTTGGGGCGGTGACTGGGATGGTGACAACGATCTGAACGATCAAACCTTTAACGACCTGATTCATTTCGAACTGGTCGAGGACTGAACATGTGCGACAAGTGCGACGGACAACTGCTTTTATTGATCGGGGAGATCAAAGGGACGGTCCAGGAGATCAAAACCGAGCAGGGTGTCATGCGTACTGAGATCACCGATCTGCGCAAGGATATTTCAACCAAAGACAAAGAGCAGCAGGATAACCACCGGGATTTGGAAAAGGATGTGACGAAGTTCAAACTCAAAACACTCGGCTTCGCCTCTATCCTGGGAGGCGTTTTTGGTTTCTTAAGTAAATTTATTCCCTAGGGAGTTAGCCATGAAAATGTTGAATCTCTTTATTAAATTGATGTTTTTCACCGTGTTTGCCCTTTTTATCTTTTTAGCTGGCAGGCTGTCGGCAGCGGAAGGCACGGTTGATTATAGCGTGGTGGCCGATGCGGGCTTCACCCTGCTGGAGCAGATCTTGATATTCACCGGAATCAGCGGTGGTGGCCTGGCTTTGGTTCTGATCCGGATTGCGCGCAAGGGAGTCAAGGATGTGCTCAAATCGCTGGATTCCAATCCCTATGTCGATAACAGGCAGTTGTTGATACACGCCAAAAGAACCGGGGACAAGAAGGTTGCGAAGCTGTTCAAGGCTATAGAAGACTCCTGATCTGCCGATTCTTTTATCAACTGATTTTACTTTTTCAACATTAAACAGAACCAGAGGACAATCATGCCAAAAGACGACATTGCAAAACCGGCGGACTTTATCACCATCGAACTGAATGATCAGGAATTCAGGTTTGATCCAGATGCAGCCTTTCGGGGATACGACACGTTCATCAATACGATGGGCAGCGGAAAGTTGACTAAGGCGGGTAATAACTACTGTGTTTCCGCTATTCATAATGATGACCTGGTGGCGTTTCGGGAATTGAAGAAGAAAAACCCCGGGGTTGCGTTGCAGATCGCAGGCGTACTGGCCGATAATGTCGCTCCTGATCTGGAGGTGACCGTAAAAAAGCGTTAGAGGTTGCGGCACAGATCGAAGGATCGGACCTGTTGTATTTATTGGATCTGGCGGATGAGTTCTTCCCGGGCAGAGAGCCGACACCTCAAATTTTGGGCAGGGCGTTCTTCAGAGAAGAACAGCGCTGGAAACGGATGTCTACAGCTGTCCAAAACGGAGTGGCCAAAGCCTTCGGCGAGGGTTAATCACTAATCGTTTAATTAGAATCATATTGAAATTAATTCATCATGGCCGGAAAACAGCTATCATTTACACTGAAACTGATCGATAAGTTTACGCGACCTATCAAGAAAGTGCAGGCCTATGTGAACCGGTTTACCCATCATACCACTGCAGGGGTTGATCGGATGCGGGACGCCTTTATAGGTGGTGCGGCTGCTGTTATGGGGTTCATGAAAACCGTTCTGCCGGCAGCACAGTTTCAGGATCGGCTCAATATGATGAAAACCGGGGGCCAGGAAAATATCCGGGTTGTAGAACAGATGGAGCAGTCCGCCCTGCGCATGAACAAGAATTTTGCCGGAGGGCTCAACGAAAGCCTGGATCTACTCTCCCAGACCAGGCGCATGTCAGGTCTGGCAGGCAAAGAGCTGGAGTTGATGGCCGGTAACACCCTGGTGTTGAACAAACGCTTCAGCGATATGGATCATCAGGATCTCCTGAGAGCCCAGGTCCAGGTCATGCGGGACTTTAAAGTCTCGGCATCAGCTGCAGGGGATATGGTCGGATACCTGGCTTCCCAGGGCGGCGATCTGAAATCGGAACTCTTAGATACTATCCATGAATACTCCCCCCAAATGAAAGCCCTGGGCTTTAACATCCAGCAGATGACCGCCACCACCAAAGCGGCACTTGCAGGGGGATGGTCGGTTGATAAGGGACTCGATGCGATCAAGGAAGCTGGACTGAAACTCAGGGAACTGGACAAAGACTCCAAAGGTGCCCTGGGGGATCTGGGGCTGGGACATATCGGCGACCAGTTGCAGATGGGTCAGATCACCACGGTTCAGGCTTTGTCAAAAATAGGTCCGGCGATAGCAGGGATTGAAAACGATACCAAGAAATTCAACCTCTTTAAAAATATCTTCGGAACTCCGTCAGAAGACGTCGGTCTTTCGGGAATGCTGGATATCATGAAGGGCATGAACGGGCCTGCTGCTTTTGGTGGAACGATGGACGAACTGAAAAAGGGGGTCAACAAGGGATTTTTGGGCATGCTCAACAAAGTCAAAACCGGTTTAGAAAACATGTCCTATGTGATCATGAGCCAGGTGCTGCCGGTTCTGAATCCTCTGACCGATATGATTTCCAACGGCACCGAACAGGTTCAGGGTTGGGCGGATAAATTCCCCTACCTGACCAAGACAATCGGCATCACGGTGCTGGGTGTATTCGGTCTGATTCTGGCGGTTTCATCTTTTTCCCTGATTTTAGGCATTGCCCATTTTGCGATCGCAGGCGTCAGGGGGATTATGATTCTCTGGCGGATCACGATCATTGGCTTGAGAATCGCCCTGTTTATGCTGAAGGTCGGCGGGGTACTCGCTTTTGTCGCTTCCCTGCTGCTGATGGGTACTGTTATCATTGCGATCAAACTGGCCATGCTGGCCTGGCAAGGTGTTATCTGGATGGTCAATGCTGCGATCTGGGCAAATCCTATCACCTGGATTGTCATTGCCATTGTGGCCCTGGTCGCCGTTGTCGTTCTGGCGGTGGTTTACTGGCGGCAGCTTCGAGATGCCATCATCGGGGTGGCCGACTGGTTCAACCAGATGCCTGGTTGGTTCAAAATTCTGGCCGCGGTATTTATGCCGTTTATCGCCATCCCGCTTTTGATTATCAGTAATTGGGAATCTATCAAGACCTGGTTCTCGGATTTTTGGGAATGGCTGAGCACCGGTTTCAGCTCTGCCATTGACAGTATCTTAAAGCAGTTTCAGCCGGTTTTGGGATTCTTTAACAAAATTGGTGCAGCCATCGGACTGGATATCAATCTGGGTAAAACCACCGAGGTCCAAAACCAGCCGCAGACGGTCCTGCCTGATCAGAACATCACAAAAGCTGCAGCGACTGCAAAACTGCCGGTGCCGGAAGTGGTTATGGATCAGCCGTCATGGTTCAAACGATTTACGACTCTGGGCATAGCGGGGGTACCGCAAAAAGTACAAAGCACTATCCAACCACTACCGGAAGATGAACGTGAGCAAAGGCCAAGCCTGGCCAACGCGCATCAGGAAAAATCCAAAGGGGCGGTGGTCGCCGGCGCATCATCCATGATTAAAAAGTTCAACCAGTCGACGTCCACCGATAACAGCAAAAATATGCGCGATGTGCATATTCATACTGAAAAAGAGATCAAAAGTCCCTCGACGTTGCGATCATTGTTCTTCATGCAGGGGATCGGCTAATGGATGAAGTACTCGACCTTTTAATTGAAGACGGGGATCTGGTCTTTGGTAGTGACGGTGAACCGCTGACTATCTCCAATCAAGCAGCCATTGCCCAGGATCTGAAACACCGGATCAAAGAATCCGGACTGGTTCCGAAACTGGTCGCAGCGAGGGGCCAGGAAAATCAAACCACCCTGCAGCAGATTAAAATAGTAGCCAAGCACGAAGAGCGGATCCGCCCGGACAGTGTCAATATTTTGGACCTGGGAGAAGGCAATTCCCAGATTACAGCCATAACCAACGACGATGAATTTATAGCCGTAAATATGTGATATGAGCAACCAAGAAGCCAAAGAGATCATCGATCAGATTGTCGCCGATGAAGGGGTTCCCACCACCGCAGAGGCGTTGACCCAGCATTTTCATGACGAGTTGAAGGCCCAGGGCTCCAGCATCGCCAATACGTCTGAATATTCCCCTTTTTTCATATTGCTGGCGGCGATTGTCACCAAACCCGCCTTGTGGCTGATCATCTTTATGATCAATTCGGTGATGCCCAATCTCTTTTTGAAATGGGCCACAGGCACGCTGCTGGAGATCATTGCCTGGTCCAGGGGCCTGACCCGCAAACCGGCATCGGAGGCAGAGGGATTGATCACATTTACCCGGGAGCAGTCGGTCGGGGATCTGCCTGTTGCCGTCGGAACCGTTGTCTCGTCGGTTGAGATCGACGGGGTTGTCTACCAGGTCAGCACAACCGCTGAGGGCACAATCCTGGATGGGGAGCTCTCGGTCAGGGTTCCGGTGATTGCTGCGGCCGTTGGCGAAGCTTACAACCTGCAGGCGGGGTATTATGCGGTTTTATCGTCAGCGGTCCCAGGCATCACCCAGGTGCAAAATGAATCCGATTGGCTCACCCAGCCCGGGGCGGATATTGAAAGTGATGATAGTCTCAGAGACCGCACCCGCAATGTCATATTAGAGCAATCATCCATGCATACAGATGCCGCTTACAGGTCAATTATCTCAAAATTCAGCGGTGTGGATCCGGACGACATCTATTTCGATCACACAGCCCCCAGGGGTCCTTATACTGCGAACGCCTATATTCTGTTGGATGTGGGAGAGCCCGCCCAGGTGTTTATCGACGGCATCAACACTCATATTAATGATGATGGCAACCATGGCCACAATGACGACCTGCTCTGTTTTGCCATGCCCGGGCTGAACAAGTCCGTTGACGTCGAGGTGACACCAGTGGCCAACCTGACCGCAGAAGAGAAGACCCAACTTGAAACCGATGTCAAAAACGTGATCCTGGCAGCTTTCAGGGGCAGCGCTGCTTATCCGGATGTCACCCGGACAAAGCCCTTTTCGGTGTTTTCCATCTCCAATCTCGGACGGGATATTCACCGGGAGGTGGGACACGCTTATTCCCTGAAGTGGAACTCCCCGACCGCAGATATTGTCATGGATATGAATATCGCCCGGATTAACGGGGATCCTGTGGTGACTGTCTTATGATCGATATAACGTCCGAACTGAAAACCTGGCTCAACGGGCTGGAGATCGTCAAGCTGGCGAAGGCCTGTCTGGCTTTCTGGTCCAAGGTTGAGACCTGGCTGCAGCTGCCCCTCAAACAGCGGGATATTGAAAACTGTCATCCCCTGGCTTTGACGGTTCATGGATGGGGCAGAAGGGTTGGAAGATTTCCCAGCGAAGATATCGACCTGTACCGCAGCCGGGTTAAAAACGCCATTGAGAACCTGCAGAGTGCGGGCTTGATCAACGGGTTGGAGGACATACTGAACCGCTTTGGGGTGCCTGAGTTTCTGATCCTGGAAAGACTCCCCCAAGTGGATCCGGATGTGGTCACGATCGAATTGCCCCAGGGGGGAATCACCGAGGACCAGGATCTGCTGTTGAAGATCTTTCAGGAATACGGGATGACCTGCAGGCGTTATTCCCAGACAGTCAATGAATCCGCTTGGATCATTCTGCCCACAGCTCCGGTGGACCACAATCAGGAGACCGAAAGTGCCATACCGAACCAGATCTTTTCAGCTGAAGAGACAGTGAATCTGAACCTGCCGATCGGACTGATCGCGCATGACCAACAAACCGAAATAGCGAGCGTCTAAAATGCCATCAATCATCACATCAGCAGGCGAAACCGCCATTGCCCAGAAACAGGCTGCAGAAGAGAATCTGGTTATCGCAACTCTGAAGTTTTTCAACATCGATGTGGGCGGAGAGAATCCGACCACACCCGATCAGGCCGACGTCGAACCCGATGCCCAGTACCTGGTGCATACGGCAGCTTTAACCGCAGCCGGTTTCATCAATCCCAATTCGGTGGTCTACTCCACCCTGCTGGACTCCAGCGTGGGAGATTTCACCTTCACCTGGATCGGCTGGTATACGGCAGAGGGTGTCCTGTTTGCGATCACCCACACCACGCCACAATATAAAAAACAGACCACGGGCGAACAGACCGGGAACAACTTTACTCGCAACCTGATATTTCCATATTCAGGAGCCCAGGCACTGACCGGAATCGTAGTGCCGGCGGAAACCTGGCAGCTGGATTTCACCGAGCGATTTGAAACCGGTGAAACCGAGCAAAAAAAAACCAACCGAGCGTTGTACGGCAGAGCAGCTTTTTTGAACGATGCCTTCAAGGTCACGGCTATCCCCCCCCATGTTGAAGACGATTGTGAGTCAGTAGCAGGCTGGACACTTTCGGGTGGCAGCGGCCTAGTGGAACTCGATGCTGCGGTTAAAACTGAAGGAGCCAACTCCCTGAAAATCTCCGGACAAATTGAAGATGCGGTCCTGACAAAAGATGTCTCAACGGCTCCGAGGGACTGGAGCGGAAAAAACGGATTGATCATCGATCTGATCGGTGATTCGGCCACAAATGTGGTTTTCTACATTGAAGACAGTCTGGCGAACCGTGATCAATGGAACCTGGTCAATCAGGTGGAGTGGACCAAGTTTGAACTGAAACTGGATGCTCCGGACGTTGTTGGCGGCTGTGATTATTCCGATGTCTGCAAGTTCGGCCTGGAGGGACTGGACAACGGAGTCATCTATAACATTGACGCCATCAAGACCTGCAGGTTTAACGATTTCCAAATCGAAGCAGGCGAAGCCTTCCAGGAGGGGATCCGCCTGGAAGAATTGGTTTCAACTTACCAGGGGCACTTGGCTGATTATAACAACATCGGCACTGCCGTGGATGCGATCGCTCCTCCCGGGGCAGACACCAGAACCGACAATGTTTACATCGATGTCCACGTCCAGGGCGATTTCAACACCATCGCCCCTTATATTGAAATCCATGTCACCGACCAGGTCCTGGCCGACAACGTCGACGACAACGGAAAACAACACTACGTTGAAAAGATCGGCGAAATCGAGCGCACCATCAGCGAGCAGATTATTGTCTCAATGTTGGCCGATTTCCGGCAGATCAATAACCTGGATACCGATCTTGGTACTCAGGGTAAAATTGAAGTCCTGACACCGAAATACGATCATGCCCTGGGTTCGCTTTCCCAGACCAGGGTTGGAGGAGCCACAGCCCGGTGGGATCATGCTGCACAGAATCTGAAATCAAAATCCAGTGCTGTAGTCCCTGTCAACGATGGAGATGATATCCTGATTGTGGGCATGGACAGTCCAACCGACAAGATCTTGTTTGATAAAGACCGCTTGAAGATAACCGTCTCCAGGAAAACCGAAGCGACTATTCCCCTGGGTGACCAGGGCGGCGGTGTTCCATTTCCGATTTTTATGACCGGTAACGATTGCCTCTGTGATTTCTGGGTGGATAAAACCTTTGATGAACTCTCATCTTTGGTAGATGAAGAGGATCAACGGTTTGTCAAAAACCAGGGGTATGGAAACCGGGTCTGGGTCAACGGGCTGCAGATATTCAGGGGTGGTATTCCTCAGACATACGAATCTCCAACGCTTCTTAAGAATCCCTATTTTCTGTTGAATAACGGGTACAGTTATGAAGCGATTGAGAGAGTCGGTGTCAATGAGGATATGTGCCGATTTCTTGATCTTTGGCGGTTTTATAAAGGGAATGAATTGCTGGAGATTTCACCGATACATAACCCTTTTGGGGCACTGTATGAAAAAGTCTATCTGGATGATCCTGCTGGAAGGTTTACCCGAATTGCAAAAGGTCCCGGAGCTACAGCAGACAATGATCCTAATATGCATGACAGAACCAGCCCGTCCGGATCTGAAACTGTCACAAATGGCAACTATGCATCGGCTGGTACCAACGAGATCTCCGGGCTCTCTGCAGCTGACCGGAAAAAGTTCAGATTCGGAGCTCGTGTCTATGATGCCGGACTTGGAATCCCTGGGCCAGGCAGTGGAACCAAGAAAACAACGATTGTCGGTGCTATCAGTGCCGGCAGTATCTTTCTGTTTGATTCAGAAACCGGTCTGGCTGTCAATGTCAATGCAGTCGGAGATTTGACTGTTGATATGGGGGGTAATTCGGGAATTAGTTTACAAGAGGATGCCTTTCAGCCTTATGCCCTAAGATTTTCAGCAAATGCACTCGCCGGGGATACAAGTCTTACGTCCGATGGAACCCATACGTTTGGCGGAGGTAGCAATAATTTTAGAGAAGCTTCGCCAGGGGGGTATTATCTCAGAACAGACTCTTTTGCGAGAGTTTCAGAAGCACCCTATGGAGCCCCAAGGGTGGCAAAGGAAACCCGCGCAAAATCAATTCAAAGCTTTATCTATACACTACCATGAAAATATACAAAGACACATATCCAGACTTTGACAGCCAAGCCGCAATCGAAGCCGAGATCCAAAAAGCTGCAGACCAATGGCAACGTCACTGCGATGGCGAAAACTTCCCATTTGAGGCTCAATCCTGGGCCTTGGAATTGGCAAAGACCAGTGAAGAATGGGAATTCGTTGATAAAACCCAACAAGAAGAACAGCAGGAAGCAGCCGAAGAGGCCAGGATCGAAGCGGAAGTTACAGCAGAAAATGAAAAACTAGCTGCCCAGACAACACCCAGCCCGAATTATGCCTGGTTCAGGCAGATGGAATATCCGGATCCGATGATACTTAATGATGCCCGGGCGAAACAACATTCCGAGGATCCCGACATGCAGGCCGAAGGTCTGGCCCAGGAGCAGCAGTATTATGTCGACTGCCTGGCGGTGAAAGCAAAATACCCGAAATACGTTGAAGAATAATGACAATCTGGCAGAAACGATTTGGGCTTGTTCCGCCGGCGCAATTGGGGTCGGCTGTTTCCGGTTTGGGTAACCTGGCAGGGACCGCCGATACTGTTTTGGGATTGGCGGAGACGGCGGCATCTTTGGCAGGGACGTTTTATAGCCAGAATGTGGATCCAGCTGCCGCGGCTTCACAGCTGTTGGTTTCTCAAGTCAAGGATCTGATCAACGATGTCTTTTCGGCCGGCGGTTACAAGATCATTGCCCATCCATTTATCCCGGGAGTCGGTCAGGGTACAGGCGTGTTTCGTAGTCTCTCTTTTCCCAATTGTATCGACGTGATTTGCCGGGAGTTTGACGACATGGGAGACAAGCAGCGACCGGTTTTCAGCAGTGCCACCGAGGTCGAGATCATCTCGGTTTTGGTTGGGGCCCCGTCGCCTTCAATTTTTGCGTCGACCCTTTCATCTTTAAACGCTCTTTTTTCACTGAAGGAGTTCCGGTTTGTCCTGCGGCGAATCAACCAGGCCATGGAGTTGGAGCAGGTCCGGTTTGTTCGCAAGCAGGGATCGCGATTACCGGATTGGAGCTCATGGAGCATCAGGGATTTTAGGCAGGCGGCTCAGTTGGAACAATCTTTACTCTCCGGTCTGGGAATGATCGAGGGGTATTCCAAAGGAGCCGAGAATATTTTCGATGATGTTGCAGGCCTGATTGCCAAGAAAAAAAGCCAGACTTCCAGCCTCCGGAGTAATCTCGATGATTCAGCTGCCATGTTTGCCGGTGGGCTGGAAAATGCCGGGGTTTACTCCATGTACGCAAAGTCCCTGGGCAGTCAAGGGGTGAAGTCCGAATTGAAATCTGCCACTGGCGGGGCCGGACACGAGCTCTCATTTTCAGCCGGGTTGTCCATCGTCGCACCTTATCCCGGGTTGTCGTCGCTGAAGGAGATTCTGCAGTTATGAAAATTTTGCTGAACAACACATCTGAGAGCAAGCTGCTACCGGGTTTCAATCACAAACTGACCTGGACTGGCGGTATCAAGTCCGAGGATCAGAGCGGCGATTCCAACAGTACCGCCGAATCCTTTGACGGTTTTAAAGCCGTGTTGATCACCATCACCCTGCTCATCAGATTTGGAGATATCGACGCGTTCAAGGCCCTGACCGAGATTTTCCATGCGACAAAGGACAGCTCTCCTGTGGTGTACGATATCATTCACCCGGAGCTGAACACATTCGGTGTGAACCAGGTTAAATTTATCGATGATATCAGGAGCGCCCCGGACGGTCAGCAAAAGGTTTACAATATCACGTTGACCATGAAGCAGGAACGCTCGGATCCGGAGATTGTCGAGGAGAGAAAAACGCTTTCAACAGCCGCTACAAGTCAACTTGCGGGCACCGGATCTGTCACTTCTGAATCTGATGACCTGGTTGACCTGAGTTCAACCACCGGCCAGGCAGGCATGTTTGAAGAGATCCTCTCAAAGCTTAACGATGTCAGCAAGGATATGTTTTTCAAATGAAACTCGAAACCCAACTGCTTATCGGCGCAACGCCCTTTCCAATCATTTCGGGCACCACCACCCTGGAGCTTAAAGGATTTGGTCGGGCCAGTTATCTGATCCGGATCGGGGACCAGGTCCCGGATCTGTCCGGGCTGGTTGAATACCGGCAGGGCTACGCTACCGACCAGCTTTATCCAAGGTTTTTGGGTAAGGTTTATCTGGGCCAGGCGTCCGGATCCGGACAGATGCAGATCATCTGTCGGTCGCTTTCGAGTGTGCTGGACACGCCTGCCCTGTTTTCGCTTCGCCATCTGACAGCCAAGGATCTGCTTAAACAGATCGCAGACCTCACCGGTCTGAAGTTTGTCTATCCCCAAAATGCTGCCTACATGAACAGCCGGATCCCCAATTTCTACAACATGGATACTGCCCGGGGAGCGATCGAGCGGTTTGAGATCTGGGGTGTGACCCGGGGGATCTGGACCCAGCTGCCCGACGGCACCATATTCTGGGGGAGTTGGGACGACAGTCCTTTTGCCGATCGGGATCCGGTTGATATCGATCCCAGGATTATCACCGACCAAAGGCCGGATGATCGCTCTTTTGTAATTCCGGTGATTCCAGCCCTGCAACCTGGTACCCTGATTCAGGACAGTTTGATCGTCGAGCAGCTGGAGATTATGGGCAACAACATGAGGCTGCGATGGTTAAAGAACTGAAAAAAATATTTTACCGGATTTTTCCGGAGTTTCGCGGCAATTATCACCTGCCCTGGGACGGACGAATTGTGTCGATATCGGATCCGCCTGAAGAATCCGAGGGCACCGCCACCGATGAATTTCGCCCCTACTTTGCGGTGGATATCCAGCTCTTAAAAGAGGATGGCAGCGACGATACCGATCATCCGGTCATGGAGGCTTTAACATTGCCTGCGATGATGGCGGGTGATGAATCGGGCCAGTTTGGTTTTCCGAAAGTAGGGACGAGAGTGGTGATCTGTTTCAGGTACGGTTCCCCCGGGCATCCTTATATCCAATCCATCCTGCCCCTGGGGTTGTCCCTGCCGAATCTGGAACCAGGCGAACAGCTCTGGCAGCATTCAAAAGGGATTCATCAACGAGCTGATAGGGATGGCAATTGGGACCGTACGACCAGTGGTAAGATTACCGACGACTCCATGGACCGCGAGATCTCAGCCGATGACAATCTGGAGGAGTACGGACAAAGCCATAAAACGGTCGACGGCGACGACACCGAGGAGATCGGCGGCACCAAAACACTCGAAGCCTTGGGCGCACTGATCCTGCAGGCGGCAACTAACCTGCAGCTGACATCGATCGGGGACAGCAGCCAGACCTCCCTTGCCAATCATGCGCAAACCATTGGTAAAGAGCTCGCACAGATCATTGGTACCGGTGCTGATATCAAGGTGATTCTGGGTAATTACCTGGTTGATCTGCTGGCGGGCGAATTCATTGCCGGCAACCAGATCGGGGAGATTGGCGTCGATATCACCGGCCTGATTGTCTGCGAGAATAGCATCACCAGTTTGAAAGCCTGGTTGGAGGCGCTGATCGGTGTAATTGAGAAGATCATCGTCACCATGGGTACCGGTCCCAACGTAGCCATGCTGGTACAGCTTAAAACAGAGCTGGGATTTTTACTGAAATAAGGAGGGAGCAATGAGCCTCACCGATGGAGAACAGACCTTTGTTACTGAATGGGTCGCAGCTATGGAAGCAGGATCCGGAGGGGATAAATACGCCGTTTCGGAGCTGCAGGCCAAGGCGATCATTAAACTGATCAAATCCGGAGACTTGAATATCTCAACTCCGGCAGGGCTAGCTGCAGGCCCCTACCCGGTGAGCGGATCCGCTCCAAACGCCGGTGGGGTCATTTAGCCTTCTTAATCAGGTATGTCCAAATCCAGATGTTCACCAACAAAGCTTTTGATTTCGGGAGCACCTGGCAGGTCCGGCACAAAATAAACCGCAACAATATAGATCATCGCAATAATTAACAGTGAGGGGATTGTTGCGATCAATCTGATTAGTCTTATCATCGTTTCCTACCTGGTGGTCGTAAAATGGTGAACATGCCTATCAATGAACCTGGCCGTTTGATGTGGAAAAGGTGTGAAGATTTTCAAGGCCCTCCAATCGCAAAATTAAAGGCTCGAAGCACCCCACACCCTCCAATTCCTTAACCTAATTGTTAAATAATATGGAGATAGTTATGAAAGGTTTCCTACCCTGGCTAGGCGGCAAAAGCCAATTAGCCAAAAAGTTGTCAACCTACATTAATCAAACCGATCACGCCTGCTATGTCGAACCCTTTATGGGGGCAGCACACGTTTTCTTTCGCAAGGATCCGGTCAAGGTTGAAGTGCTCAACGATATCAACCAGGATCTCTCGACGCTGTTTCGTGTCCTGCAGAACCATCTTGAAGAGTTCATGCGCTATTTCAAATGGACGCTGGTCAGCCGCGACGAGTTCGACCGGCTCAATAAACAGAACGCTGAATCATTGACCGATATCCAGAGAGCCTGCCGGTTTTACTACCTGCAGAAACTCAGTTTCGGCGGCAAAGCGATCGGCCGGACATTTGGAACCGCCACAACGTCTCCACCCAGGCTGAATCTCCTTCGGATCGAGGAGGAACTCTCTATGGTTCATCTCAGGTTGTCCCGGGTAAATATCGAAAATCTACCCTGGGCCAAGATCTTCAAAAAGTACGACCGGCCGCACACCCTTTTCTATATCGACCCGCCCTATTTCAACTGTGAAGAGGACTACGGCAAAAACATCTTTGATCCCACCGACTTCCAGAAGATGGCGGGGATCCTCGACGCCCTTCAGGGCGACTTCATTCTCAGCCTCAACGATCGTCCGGAGGTCCGTAAGATCTTCAAAGGATTTTATCTCGAGGAGACTGAAGTTCGTTACAGTGTCAACTCCCCCAAGCTGAAAAGAAAGAAGTTCCCCGAACTGATCATCAGCTCCCGGGACCTCAACCAGATCCTCCCCGAAGCCTCCTAATCAACTCAGCGGGACTCCGGTCCCGCTTCAAAAATCACATAAGTTCATGGAGCCTTTAAAAAGTCGATTAACTTCGAATTGAATTCTATTTTTTCGTTTTCCTCGATATGTGCTAATCCCATTGCTTTGAGTATGATAATTAGCTCAGTAAGCTTTCCCAAATCCATAAAAGCCCTACTCTTTATAAAATTCTCTTCAGGGTAATGCTCTTTGTTGAAGTCTTCTATATATTCTTTAAAGCCGATTTTAACAGATTCGCTTTTGTTGAGGAATAATATAAAACCTGACTCCAAGTTGTTTCTTTTGAGATATTTATAGAACTCAATCTCCCCTTGATCCGTCATTATTGAGTCATTAGCATCAGATGTCTTGGATGTTCGGTTTGTTGTGTCCGCATATACTACAGATACCAACTCCTCCAAGATGTTGGGAAAGGCATCAATTTTATCTTTGATTCCATCAATACTATTGATCTTGGAAAACTCTTCACGGAAGTCTTCTTTGCTAAGTTTTACATCATTTACAACATTCTTCAGTAGCTCAATTTGTGTGGAGATGTTGTCGCTATCTCTGGTTTGTGCAAAATTTTGATAATATGTGTAAATTATTGCGAGAACGGCTAATATAATCGAAACAATAGTGCCAGCAAACGATATATGCTGCACAAGGTCACTGTTACCCCCGAGGCTGTACATCTTATCCAAGATGATAAATTCCACCAAGCCTACCACTGCGATTAGCAGCCAATTTATTTTCGAGAAAGATTTCGTATCGCGCTTCTCCATGTTTTTCCTGTTTGACTGTGCTTTGCAATCTCTTCATGCCTTACATGATAACGATCTCCCCTACACCATTGCTCCGTTGCGGCTGGTCGGCACTCTCCGCCCCGCTGAATGAAATAGATTATATTGATTATATAAAGAGCAGTCTAGCCCTTTTTACTATACGTCTTTAAGTCTATACGTCTTGACCTTGCCCCCCTTTGAGATAGGGAATCAAATCCCCCGAAAGGGTCAAAACAAAATCCAGAGCACTACCCCGCCTGCACTATTTTTGTATAAAAACCTGAAAAGCGGCCGTTTTTTGCTGCCCTTAAATCTGTGTGGATTGCTTATTAAAAAGGGATAACGCCAGAAATTCCACTTGAACAAAATGGCCACCCCGGCCGTTTTTGGCCGTTTTTTGGCCGTTTATAAGAACGTTTTTCTGGCTAATATCTCTGTAATGCTTTGAGATATCGCGTTTATAGTTCTCGATACCTGCGCCACTGTTTGGTGGTGCAGGTGAAAATCTATTTCTAGTTCGAATCCATAACTTCCCATCTTTAGGGGTTATTCTTTGCAAACTGGACACTTCCAGTTGCTGTCATCCGGCTTACCTGGATGAATATCATTATCAGGGGGATCAAAATCATGATAATTCTGGCATTCCTTATCATATGCAGCCTTTGGTGAAGTGGCATAAGAGTATTTGAAGTGTGTTCGGTTTGATTTTTTTATCCAGTATTTCAATCGATCCTTAACATCAGAATCAGAACGTCCAACGTAACAAATCCTAAATTTACCCTCTTTGTCCATATATCCTAGCGCATAGTTTCCTGCTGATGTTTTTGTAACCTGCTTGTCAATTGTTTCGTCATCCAATTCAAATGGACCACTCATGTTTAAACTTGCCATAGTTACTCCTTGAATTTTTCTTGATTAATCGTGACGGTAAAAAGGCTTGTTAATGATTACAGCAAAACCTTAACGTATTCAAATAAAAAAATATTTACTCATATTGGCGACAGGGGGGTAAGTTTTTCGGGCTAATACTGCACCGGTGAAGTGATTTTTTAAGGGGTTGTATTGATAGGGGATTTGATTGTTTTGCTTACACATTCGCGACAAAGGACGAAAACATTCGCGACAGGATTGGAATATTTGGGTTTTTCCGGTTTCTTCTTTGGGGGAAGGTTTGCATAATGAGTGCACCTAAGCCCCGGTCTGTCTTTTTTCCAGGCCAACCATCTCTTTTTTCAGTTCTGAAAACTCTGCCAGTATCGCCTCTTTATCAGTTTTCAACTCCTCTTTGTCCGCCTCAAGCCCCGCTATTCTTTCCATGAGCTGGACCTTATCAGCCTTCAACTCCTCTTTATCAGCCTTCAATTCGGCGACCTGGTCCTTCAGAATTCCGATTTTTTTGTCTTTTTCCAATATCACTTCTTTTAGGTGACTAACAACCTGTATTTCATCTGGTTTAAATGGATTAGTGATTAAATCTCCATCTTCATAGCGAAATGGGTTACCTATCCCCTCTGTTAGCCATTCTGAACTAACTCCATATTCTATTTCGAGAGCTTTTAGAGTAGTGTTAGCGGCTGACTTGCTTTTTCCACTTATCAGGTCACTTAGCGCTGCCCCAGATATTCCGATTTTTTTAGCAAGCGCATTTTGTGTAATGAAGTATTTTCTTTTTAATATATCAGCGAGTTGCGAAAACCTTTCATTAAAAGGTGTTTTTATAGTCTCTTTTTTACTTGACATTAGTTAGGTTGCCTATTAAATATTAGGCGTAGTGTTAAGTCAGTACTTATCTGCTCAATTACTCAAATCCGAATTATGGAGGTTCAATGAAGAAAAAGCAACCGTTTCCCCATCGTGTTCAGACCATGGTTTCGGCTGAAGTTTTCAAAGTTTTAGAGAACACGCGACGTCAAGTGGACACCAGCCACGCTGAAGCTGTCCGGCATTACATCGAGCTTGGTATCAAAGCAGAAAAAAATGCTGAAGAGCTTGATGCTCAAACCTAGCCTCTTCGCTGATAAGAGCAGGGCTTAAAATTCAGCCTTGCAAATCGTTTAGAACAATCAGCATTTCTAATCGTCTAAGAAGAGGTTTTGAACTATTCAGGAACTCAAACAAACCAAATGGAGAAAAGTATGAAAAACACAGCAACTGAGAGCAGGGCACAAAATGGTGCCGGGCTCATTGTACCTCAAGTATCCGTTATCAACGGAATTCCGATGACAACGTCGTGCGATGTTGCTGAATACTTTGGCAAACAGCACAGAAACGTTTTGAAATCTGTTCGTAATGCAGATTGCTCTGCTGATTTTAGACGGCTTAATTTTGAGCTGTCCTCATATCGAAATAAACAAAACAAGAATCAGCCAATGTTCCACATCACCAAGGACGGTTTTGTCTTTGTGATGATGGGATTCACCGGCAAACAAGCAGCTCGGTTAAAAGAAGCCTATATCCATAAGTTCAATGAAATGGATGAGCAGCTGCAGGTTCAGGGCTTTCTGCGCGACTTCGACGCCAAGGGCAAGCTGCCCAACGATCTGCGTGCAACGTGCGAAATGTACGCACTGGCTGAAAAGAAAATATCGGCCGGGCAGACGTACATGCGCAAACTTCGCCGATTCAGAAAACGGTGTGGCGAACACATCATCGACCTTTCCACCTCTCCTTTGCCTGAACCTCCCAATTCAAGTGAAACGAAGGAATCCCTATGAGCGAAAGATCGGTTCAAAAGAAGCTTATCAACGGAACCTGCCCAAGGTGCGGCGAGAATAGTTTAATGTATCTGCCGGAGTCCGGCAAAGTAAAGTGTGTAAAGCTGAAAAGCTGTGCTTATGAGGAAGTGATTCAAGATTCCTCTTTACTAGGCAAATACTTTCGAACCAGCGCGGAAGAGAAAGCTGAATGAAAATTTGCTTCAATGGTTTCGATTCGAGTCACTCGATTAGTTGGCCGTGTAACGGAATGCTCGTTGATTCCATCGACAACCGCATCGGCTATCAGCTCCGGGAGTTTTTCAACGGCACAATTTCGACAAACAAAAAACTGCTGTTCGCCATTCCAAAAGGCGTTTGCTTTATTTTTCCCGCACATGTGACATGTGTGGTCTTTTTCATCCGGGGAATCATAGATCATCATAACGATTTCCTTTTTTCAGTAGTTGATTAGATTTTTTCAATGATTGGATTGAATTAGGATTTTTCAAACGATACACAACCAGATTTTAAATCTCAATCAAAATAAGGAGATCACTTATGAAAACAAGACTGCTTAAAGAAGCGATCAGCAACGGACATTCCATGATTCGAATGTCCACCAGCCATTATGAGTGCTTGTGCTGCGAAGCCAAAATCAGAGAAGCGATCCCGATGACCAACCGTTGGGAAGCCACAAAGACCGGCACCCTTTGTCAAGGAGCAAGGGTAAAGCTGACGCCTGCAGCAGTTAATCAAGCTGATTTTCACATGTAGACAGGGGTCCAGATATTTCTACGTTTAGCAGAATTTTGCTGTTTTTTCAGCATTTTTTTAAACCATTTAAACAGGGAGGGAAATCACGTTATGAAACCTTTAAAACCCAAGTTATTTAAGTACTTATCGAACAAGGATTACCGAAAAATCACCGAAGTCATGCACCTGGTGATGAAGAAAGAAGGTGCTCCCGCCATCGCGATAACCATGGGAACTGATTACCAGGACATGATGAACCGGGTTAATGACAACCAGGAACGCTCCCCCAGGAAGCTGGAGCTCGTGATCCGGATAATGGACGAATCAGGAAATCCGGAGCCGTTTCTTGATTGGCTGAATGATCGGTATGGGTACCTTTGCGTGAAACGGCCACGGGCGGAGTTAACAAAGGAATCCCTTTTCGAGTTGATGGCAAAAGTCGCAAAAGAGATGGGGGAACTGTCAGCTGCACTCTTGGAGGCAACTCAGGACGGCGTGATTGATTTCAATGAGTTTATCGGCCTCCAAAAAGAGATCGATGATCTGATGAGAATTACACAGGTCTTAAACCTGGCAATTAAGCAAACTGCAGAACAAAAAATGACAGGAGTTTTATGAAAATTGTTCTTTACTTGAAGCACTGCGTACTTGCCCCAGTGGAGCCGGTGTTAGTGTATACCCTGCTTGGTGCTTACAAGCAACTTGAAGTCGACCCATGCTTCCGGCCGCTAGAAGTTGGATTAACCGATCTTGTCACCTTCTATGAGATTGGAGTGGTAGTCGAAGATGCCCCGCAGGCCGAACGAACAAAGCAAGAAATTAAAGAACTGGAAGAAGAATATAAGGGGGTTCATGGAATTTCTGCTTTTGAGGGTTTTGCACTCATCTACGTGCCCCCCGAACACGAGCATTATTTTCGCCCGATCAAGCCCAGCTTTTACAAGCCGGATGGAGCTGGCCCCACATCTATCAATCAATGCGAATTCTAATAAAAGGACGCGATGAAATTTCCGAAGGAAGTTTGGCAAGCGGAGAAGAGAAAATGGCTGGAAGGGGACAATGCGATCGGATTTAAGAAAAGCCCGGGTGGAGGATATCAGTATGGAAAATGCCCTAATCCCAAATGCGGAAAAGATTCTCTCTGGGTAGGCTCAGGTTTATCGACCATACAGTGTAATCACACGAACTCCTGTGGATTCTCAGTGAAAGTTGAAGACCATTATCCGGGGATATATCAGGCTCTCTGTGATCAGCATGGGCCAGATCCGCAGGATCCCCTAGGTAGAGCGAAAAATTATCTGCAACGACGAGGGTTTGAGATCAAGGATTTAAAAGGCTTGTTCTCCCAAGAGTCTGCCAAATCTAAAACCGACAACAAATGGTACTATACAACCCGGTTTTTTTTGACAGAAGACAAATCGATATACTGGGAACGCTTCATCGATTGCTCTCAAAAGCATAAGGCGAATTTTGCACCGGTTTCATACAAGGGGCTATGCTGGGAACCTCCCATGGTCAACTGGGACGAAGTCAAACGAATCTGGATCACGGAAGGCATATTCAACTCCCTGTCTCTGATACAGAGCGGACTGGTATCGATTGCAACCCTCTCCACCAACAACCTTCCCAGCAAAGTCATAGAGCAGCATAAAGGGAAGGGTATCACCTGGGTAATTGCTTTTGATAATGACCCAATCAATCCCAGGACTGGGAAAAATGCCGGTCTGGATGCCGCTATTCGCCTGGCTGGATTTCTTGGCCAGAACGGGGAGAAGCATGAGTATGCTTTTCCGCCAATTGGCAGAGACTGGAACGACCTATTGAAAGCCGGAAAACTGGACGAGGAGGCATTTGACTTATTCTTCTGGCGAGGCCGTCTGCTGACAGCCAAAACCGTCCGGGATTATGGGTACCAGCTATCAAAGAAGCGGCGAGCCAGTATATTTGCCTTTAGTTTTAATAAAGGTATGTGGGGGTGGGAACCGGGTGAAAAGCTTTATGCCGACCTAGCTGAGCTTGGAGAGGATCCCAGCGAAAAGGAGACCAAAAATACAACTCTGCAAAATGTTAAAATCAAGGCCTTGTCCAATTTCTCCCTAAGCTTTCTGTACTGCGAAATAAATGATCTGGAAGACCTCAGGTCCTATTTTTTTCGATCACATAAGGAGAATGAAACCCCTTCCAATTTCTCCATTGATGCTGCCAGCCTGGCTTCCCGGGATCATTTCAAGAAAATCATGCTGAACAAATACTCAGGAGCTCTTTTCAGCGGTAGCGCTTTCTGGCTGGACACGTTTCTTCTGGACGGTTTCCGCCAGAAGATCGACACAGTCAAACTCCTGCCCTGGGGTGGTTATGATCCAGCGACCAAGGCCTATGTATTCAAGGAAGTTGCATATGATAAAGAGGGCACGCCCCACAAGCCGAACGATTATGAATATTTCACCTTACCGGGTCAGTTGAAGGTTAAAACGTCCTATGCAGAAAAACTGACTTTTTCAGAGCAGTTCCACCACGATTGGTTCAAGGACTATTTTATATATTTTCGATTAAACGGAATCGCGGCGCTTTCCTTCTGGCTGAGTAGTCTGTTTGCCGAGCAGCTCCGCGCTAAATTCGGTCACCATCCATTTTTTGCTGCTGTCGGCATTCCCGGTACCGGAAAATCAACCATGTTCAAGTTTCTTTGGAAACTGATCTGCAGGGATCGTCATGAAGGAGTCCCCTTGAACGAAGCGAGCACACTTCTCGGCTTATATGCTGAGCTGGCCCAAGGCTCCAACATTCCCACCGTGCTCATTGAGACACCCGAAAAGGAGGACGACAAAAAGAGGATGACCCCAAAATTCAACTTTGAAAACATTAAAGGACTCTATGATGATGGTGCCATTTTACGGACCAAGGCTAAGAAAACAGCCGGTAACGATAATATAAAGCCAAAATTCAAGTCCACAATAATTATTGGCCAGAACGAAAAAATTGACGGAACCACGGCCATTCGAGAGCGGTTCTGTGAGTTTTTGTTTACCAAGGACCACTTTACCGAAGACGGACTGCAGAGCGCTGATCGGATCAGCAGCTGGGAGATTGATAAGCTCTGCGGATTCAGGCACCACGTTCTTTCAAACCGGGTTTCGATCCTGAAGGATCTGGTTGCCTATAACCAGGAAGGAATCCAGTTCATGAAGGAGCGCTCCCGGAATCATCCAAAGGGAGCCCTCAATAACCACCGGATCGTTGAGAATTTTTCTTTTCTGTATGCAGCCGGCTGTGTTCTCAAGCAGCTGCTCCCGCCTTTCGATAACAAGCTCCTGGAGCAATACAAGATATTTATCCTAAATAAGGCTGTCGAAAGGCAGGAAGATACCTCGGAGGACTCATGGGTCGTCCAACAGTTTTTCGATACTTTTTTGGATTTGGAAATTGACGATCGAAACATAAATCACTCAGCTAATCCGGACGAGTTTATTGCCGTGAATATCAATGATTTTGTTTCTATCTGCGGCAAACGGTCAATTGGAGACAGTTTCCGGGATATTAAGCGTCTAAAACGTAATTTGCGGAATAGTAAAAAATATAAGTTCATTCAAGAGAATAAGGTTGTTAATTCAAAAACTTCAGAGAAATCGAAGCGCTGCTGGGTTTTTCAACGGCCATAGGGAGGAAGGAGTGAATGTTCAAATTTAGATTATTTTTTAAAAACGTGTAATTTTGTAACCTTATAAGAATATATATCCTTTAAATATATAATATCAGAATAGTAAGTCATATTTTGGTTTGTAACTTTTCTGTAATCAAACTGTAATCAGGTTACAAAAAAAGTTACAAAAAGGTTACAAAATCAAGGTCTATTTTTGCTTATAATTTCAATACGTTTACAAATTTTTGTAGAAAAGTTACAACTTTTTGTAACCTGCTAAGCTACTGAAAAAAAAGGCTTGCATGTATCGTTTTCAGGCCAGGTTACAAGATTACAAAAAAAATGAAGGTCAACTTATTTGGAGGAGGAAAATGGCAGATTGCTTATTCCTGATTCAATGTCTTTCAGTGAGTAAAAGAAGACAAATAAAACTGAATGCGCCAGACCTGGGAACCGCCATGGAAAGAGCTCGGCAGTATTTCGTTGCAAAGCACAAGGAATATGCGGTCGTGAAGCTGCTGGCCAGGTCCTCTTCCTCGCATGTCCATGTCAAATTGACCGATTTTGTTATGCAGGGTATTTCCCAACACCACAACTGCAATTCAGCAGATGAGGCCAATGCTCTGCAGAAGCAGGTATTGGATGAGATCCGAAGCAGAGGAATGGATCTTCATTTTGATGCCTGGCTATTTGGAAACAGCGTTCATGTCTTCCCGGTTTACCATGAAATGCCGGGATCCCTGAACTATATTGACCGAACCAGGAAGAAAGAATACGGACACGGTCGTTTTAATAACAATTCACTGGAGGGGTGATGGCAAAAAAAGAACGGTTTCGAATCTCCAGAAAGGAGATCCAAACAGCGATGGAAGAATTTTCAAAAAAGGGAGGGAAAATCGAAGTGCTTGAATCGCAAGGGGAAAAGACAGATTTTAATCCGGTCAATGAACAGGGATTCAAGAATTATTATTCCAGCAGTTCCGGAGCTTTCGCATGGGGGTTCAATGCCTAAGATCTGCTATGTCGAGCGAAAGTTTCGTGCATCATCGCGTCGACTGATCGATATTGCCGATCAGATATGTGATGAGTATGCGGACAAGGGATTCGACCTTACCCTCCGACAACTGTACTACCAGTTTGTCGCTCGGGACATCATCCCCAATAATGAAAAGTCATATAAACGGCTGGGCAGTATCCTGAACGATGCAAGGCTGGCTGGATGCCTGGACTGGAATCAGATGGTGGATCGGACCCGGAATCTGATGAGCATTTATCACTATGATGCCCCGGCTGAGATTATTAGAGGTAATATTTATAGATATGCACTTGATAAGTGGGAAGACCAGGAATACCGGGTGGAGGTCTGGGTTGAAAAAGAAGCGCTGGTCGGTGTGGTCGAAAAAATCTGCAATCGCCTGGATGTGCCTTTTTTCGCCTGTAAGGGGTATGTCAGTCAGTCGGAAATGTGGCGAGCTGCCATGCGGATCCAAAACTATGATGTCAATCAAGTGATTGTCCTTCACCTGGGGGATCATGATCCATCCGGAATCGACATGACCCGGGATAACCTGGATCGGCTGGAGATCTTCGAATCTGATGTTGAGGTGGTGCGGGTGGCGCTGAATATGGATCAGGTTGAAGAGTACGATCCTCCTCCCAACCCGACCAAGCTCAAAGACTCCAGAGCAAAAGGCTATATCAAACGGTTCGGCCGGAGCTCGTGGGAACTGGATGCGCTGGATCCGGAGGTGCTCATGTCCTTGATTCAGGATTATGTCGATAGGTATAGAGATCTAGACCTTTTTAAAGAGCAGGAAAAACTTCAAGAAGAGCATGTCCGACTTCTCCGGAAGACCAGCAGCTGCTGGGATGAAGTAATGGAGTTTCTTGACAATGGAATCTAATAACAACAGGAGAACGAGATGGGAAAGATAATTTCAATAGTGAATCCAAAGGGAGGGATCGGCAAATCGACATTGACATTGTGTCTGTGCTCTCTTTTCAACAACAGTTGTATTATTGACCAGGATCCGCAGGGGTCTATCTGGAATTGGTACATAGAACGGAAGTTGATATTTAATGACCAAAAAAACAATGATCCAAGAGTCGAGTTTTATGGCAATGAGGAATTGACTCCTGATATCCTGGAGGACTATGTCAACCGGTTTACCAACGTCTTTATCGATTGCCCGGGTGAAAGCGAGGCTGGCGGAAAAACAAGAACCGCTCTGGTTTACTCCGATCTGGTGATCATTCCGGTCAAGGAGTCCGAGTTCGATGCGAACTCACTGCTGGATCACCTGGTTCCTTTGCTCGAAGATGCAGCCGAAGCTAATGAGAGAGGCGGGCAGATCGTTCTGCTGCCGGCCTTTGTTCACCCCAATGCCAGTGTCGAGAAAACCATCACAAAATTCGACCCCCTGCAGCAGACCACTTTGCAGGCTGTTTTCAGGTACCGGAAAGTATATGAAAAATTTTCTGAAAACGGTCAGACGTTGAAGGAATATTCGGAAAACGCCCGATTTGTGAATGATCGCATCCAGGCCGGTGCAGCCCTTGATGACCTCCTGGAGATCGTAATCCAGATGGTTCAATTCTTAAAATAACGGAGGATCATGGATCTCGGAAAAAAGCTAGAACGAAGAGAAAAAGCGAAACAGTTTGTCAAGTCAAGTCCAGTGAATCCGGTGCCCAAATCGAAACGGACTGAAAAGGAGACCCCTGTAAAATCGAAGGACTCTCAGAAGAAACAAGCCAATTATCTGCTGGATGATCAGTTGAAAATGGATATCCAAATCGAAGCGACCCGGCAGGGGGTGTACCCGGCCCAGCTGGTTGGAAAGGTGATGAGGGAGTATCTGGAGGAGAAAGGTAAGAAGGGGGAGGAACCATGATACTAGGGTTTAAACCTCAATTTGTTCGGCCAATCCTCTCAGGAGCAAAGATTCATACGATCCGAGTTGATAGAGGAAAGCGATGGCATGCAGGTCGAACCATCCATTTTGCCACTGGAGTCCGGACTAAGAATTACCATTGTTTCAAGACCGATAAATGTCGGTCCACGCAATCATTTGAACTCTACTGTCCGGAGTTTGAGGGTGAATTCAAACTGTGTATCGATGGTCAACGTATTATAGATGCCGCGATAGCAATCAAGTTGGCCAGAAATGATGGTTTTTCTTCTATTCTCAAGATGGTGACGTTCTTCAAAGGTGGCTTCAAAGGAACCATAATACATTGGACTAATTTTAGATATTGAGGATAGGGGAATCATGCAAGACGTTTATCGTAAAATCTACGAATCAAAAACAAACAGCTCCGGAGATCCTGCTATGCATGGCAATAAAATAACACCAACCCAGGCTGCACTCAATTTCCTTGAAGGATTAAAGCAAGACGTCAAGGGGTCTAGGGGTGGAATAATCGAAATTGAAGACACGGACATTGAACAAATCGATAACTGTATTCAGCTGCTCGAAGGGAAAACTGTTAAGTGATCGGGAATACTTAATATGCCAATATCAAAACCAGAACAGAAACAAATCCCATTATGTTTAATGCCTGGAATATCCAGTGTATCAGGCAAGATCTATTGCATGAAGATGTGCCACGGTACATGCGCTTATGTGCCTTATTTATCAATTCGTGTTTTTGAAATCTTGAATCAGCTACTCGCTCTGTAGCCAATGAGCCGTCATGAAGAATTAAAAGAAGGGTACTTGATATCAACACAACAACTAAAAGTATGATTATAAAGGGTTCGGCAGTTGGCGAGCAGCAAGCATCCTGGATGAAGTAAAGCCCTGCATATAGCAAAAAAGCAAAGTGCATCGTTTTCCATTTTTGATTAACATATAGCTCCTGATTGGCACGCAGATTCTGGTGCAAAGACAACAAAATTTGAAGGTCTCTTTCTTCTTTATCCATTTTCTATCCTTAGGTTTGAATTAATTGTCGGAAATAACAATAGAGATTTTTTGTCCAAAAATCAAATTTTTAGAGTTGAAAAAAGTTTAACCAACTAGGAACAATTTGACAGCTAACCCCCACCATATTAATCTGCCATCATATTCAGGAGGAATCTGTATGATGGGAAATATATACACATCGGAAAGCTGTCCGTTGTGCAGGGGTAAGCTGGAACATGATAAAAATTTATCTGCCTTCATCTGCCAAAACCTGGAATGCAAAAAGGTATCGACAGTCAATAAGGTACGTGTCAAGTTCGGAAAGAAAACCCGTAGACGTTTCCAGAGCTATAAAGAGGCAGAGCAATTTCTGTCGATGTTGCGGTATAAATACGGTGAGAATGAGTATGATCCAAGGGATTATGAAGCTACTAATCCTCTTGGTTTCAAAACTTTGGCTGACGCATACCTCCAAGTCAAGAAAGAGGAAGAAATCGGCTTCAAACACTACAAAGATATCAAACGTACTCTCGATCTCGCTGCAAAAGAATGGGGAGACCGGAATATTAAAAATCTGGCTGAACCAGAGATAGAAGACTTCTTGAACAATGCTCAGTCTCTCAAAAAAGAAATAAAGACGGTCGGAGCCAAAACCCGTAATGAACGGAAAAGTCATTTACAGGGATTCTGGAAATGGGTTGTTCGCAGAGAGAAAAAACGGAGTGGATTACAATTACCGGAATTTCCAACCATATCTTTTAAATCCAAACTACGAACTATTACTGATATTTCTGTTCAGGAAAAGATCATTGATAAGATCAAAGAGCTTTTCTACGATATCAATCCCCGTATTTGGATAGCAGTACTATTTCTTTCATTCTATCCCAAGATTCGACCAGGTGAGCTCAGGAAACTGGAAGAGCATAATATATGGTTGGATCAGAATGTACTATTCTTTCCCCATCCGAAAGAAGGTGAGCCGAAGTATGTGCATATCGCTCCAGAGCACTCCCATCTGCTCAGAGATCATTGGATCTCATCAGTAGGTGGTTCTCTGTATTTCTTTCGGAATATTAAACCGAGAAGAGGAACGACACTGGGGAGTCCATTTGGGAGAGATACTCTGCTCAGGTGGTGGAAGAAAGCCTGTAAAGAACTGGAGATCAATGGTATCACCTTGTATCCTGGAACCAAACACACCACCGTGACAGCTCTTAGTCGGGTATTAACGCCAGAACAAATTAAACGAGGTGGAACCGGTCACCGCTCAAAAGCATTCGACCGTTACCTGATTCCTTCCGAACAAGAATCCATTATGGTGACAGAAGCAGTGCTGGAATTACGTAAAAAGAACAGGAAGAAACAGGAACGTAAAGTGCTGAATCTAAAGGGGGAGTTTGCTAAGTCTTGATTTCAACGGATTTACAGTCGCTGGGCCACTTCCGGGCCATCTTTTTCAGGTATACTGCCACTGTAACCTACTGAAATTTTACTAATAACATGGTACCTGGAGCCGGAATCGAACCGGCACGTCCTTACGGACACGAGATTTTAAGCCTCGAATATCTTCGTTTTATGTCGTTTTTTAAGCACTCAAAAAAGTTCAAATAACATTCCTAACCTGTTTGATTTATTATATAAAATATGAAACAATTGTTCAAGACGTTCCATTAAGTTTTTTGACTAACCACGAATTTTGGTGTCCTGAAGGTGTCCCTGAAAATTCCTGGGACACCAAAAAAAGTGGTCAAAGGACATAGAAAAAACAATCAAGAGGCCGGAAGATGCCAGAGACAAAAAGTTTTTCAAACGATCCCGGTGTTAAAAACCTAAAACCAGACGCAAAAGAGTATTACGCAGCCGATAACAATAAGCCAGGATTGTACGTTCGAGTCAGGCCCAATGGAACAAAATCATTCATATTGCGATATAAACCGCCAGGTGGTCACGCTAAACGGCTTACTATTGGGAAATATCCGGAGATTTCTTTAAAGGATGCAAGACAGGCATACGATGAAGCGCGGCAAAAAATCCGAAAGGGTGCTGATTTGAACCTGGAGAAGCGGTTCGAGGCAATTAAGGCGCAGACAGAGTTATCTGTTCAACAGGCGTTCGATGAATATAAACAGGTGTATCTTTTTGGTGTTGATGGCAAAGGAAAACCAATTCTGAAAGCAGGATACAAGCAAGCGGAATACTTCGACCGCGATATACTGCGGGAAATTGGGGACCTAAAAATAAGGGAGATCGAAGGACGGCATCTGATAACAATACTTGATAAAATTGTTAAACGTGGGTCTAATGTTTCGGCAAATCGCACCTTAAGTGCCATGAAATCTTTCTTAAGCTGGTGCATTGGGAGAAAAATTATAGATACCGATCCAAGTGAGGGAATAAAAAAGCGTCATGTTGGAGGAAAGGAAACGCCTAGAAAACACTACCTCTCTAAATTGGAGTTGAAGAAATTCTGGCTATTGATCGATGAAGCCCCATTTAGTATTCAGGTCAGGGAGATGTTGAAAATTCTTTGTTTGACGGGTCAGCGGGTCTCCGAATTGGCAAAAGCAGAGAGGGGTCATGTGGACTTACCCAATAGAACGTGGACGGTTCCGATCGAACTATCGAAAAATGACGAATCGAACCGGGTACCACTGCATGAAGATACAACCACCAGCTTTGAGATTCTAAAAATGCTGTCAGGTAAAAGCCGGTATATCTGCCAGTCGCTGCAAGTTGTAACGAAGGAAAAGCCAACTTTATACACCACTGTCGACAAATCATTGCGGCGAGTTTTTGAGAATAAGGAAGGACGTATTAATTGGATAAGCGAAGTCGAAAAATTCACAGTACACGACTTTAGGCGAACACTATCAACACATTTAGGAAATGCTGGAATACCACCGTATATCTGCGAAAAAATTCTGAACCACAAGATGCACGGAATGATGGCGGTTTATAATGATAGCGATTACATGGAAGAGAAAGCGGAGGCCCTTGGAACTTGGCAGGAGATGAATACGATAATCCAACTCGTAGACGATGATACGCTGAGATTTTTTGATGACAAGGATAATTCAATCGTCATGACCAGATCATTCAAAGCGTTTTTGCATACCGGCGCTGATTTCCTTAAGGCCATTGATCCAAACGCCAAACAATGGCAGTTGATTGTGAAGACGATTGGAAAACTGAAAAATGACGAATTCAAAGATTTATTTGATTTGTCCAATGGGTGGCAAGAAAAAATAAAGCAGATCATTGCCGGGGAAAAAGTGCTTCAACTTCGGAATAGGGAGGCGTGAAAAATGAAATCAATCGACCAAATTAGAAAGCTATATTCTGAATTGCCGGAAGATGAAAAAGCAAGGTTTAGGCATGAGTTAAATACAGAGGGAATTTATCAGGATGTTCCAGAATACTCGGAGGATATGCCGGGAACGCGTTTTTCAACACTGACAGAAATCTGGGGGGATATTGTTACCGCTAAAAAAAATAAAGATCACCAAGAGGAACGTAAATTGACCTATGAATTCTTTCGGTATTGGCGAAGCGAACCATCATCATATTTAACTCATTTGTTTTTCAAAGGCCATTTTCTCAAAGTTTCAGAACTTGAAGAAATGGAAAAATATATAATCGAGAAAACCGATCAAGTCAAAAAGGATTTTTTAAATTGGTTGCACGAAAGCCGGAACAAACTTCTAAATGAAATAATTGAAATCAATCAAAATTCGATGGATGAGATTCTGTATAGAATGAATATCAGGGATGTTGCAGACAATCTTGGTATGTCTATTGAGCAGGCAGAAGAACATCTTGAATTTCTAAAAAAGGCAGAGAAAAGGAGCAAAAATTGGACTTTAGCCAGTATTGCAGATGATGGTCGTAATAGAGTTATTGATTTAAATTTAGGCGATAAAGATAAACAGAAAAAACTAACTAACAAAAAAGACTTCAACATACTAAATAGTTTTCAAAACAGGCTAAAACATATCATAAATATTGTGTACAAGGTTCAGGATGTTATAGAAGTAGCCAACAAGGTTATTGGATTTTCTGAGTTTATTTTCGATTTTAAAATAGAAGTAATCTATATTTTACTGTTCGATGAATTGCCAAAAACTATTAATACACAATTCATAACTTCGAAAGAAAAAGAAATTCAAGAGTATATTAAGACAAAAATAAGAGAGATGAGTTTTAATACGCCTCTTGGTATAAAGGAATCCCAAGCTATTCTAAATGAGCTGGGAGAAAAATACCCCGATAATTCAACATATCTAAAAAATATTCTATTTCCTTTTGTAAAACCAAGCATCTCATTAAGTGGCTTGACTAAAAAAATAAGACTTGAAAAGAAGTAGCCCAACCCGCAAAATATAAAGCTCCCCTCATTCCACTTACTTTTTCTGATCTTTTCCCACTGGCATAAGGTGCGGAAAATCCCGCACCTCAAATAATTTATTTTCTTTTTCGTGTGACTATGGTTTATGCGGTGGTAAACGTGTTTACACGGTGCCTGAATAAATCATAACCAATAGAAGGAAAATGAAATGGAAACCACAACAACCGAAGATAAAATCATCAGAATGGAAGCAGTCCAGGCATTAACAGGGGGTTACTCACGTTCATCTTTATGGCGCTTGGAGAAAGAAGGTTTATTCCCAAAACGAGTAAAGATCGGGCCTCGTGCGGTTGGTTGGAAGTTGTCAGAGATTCAAGAGTGGATCCGATCGAGAAGTCAAAAGGACTGAAAGCAAAGTTAGAACGGCTGTTTCTGATGCGGTTTGAGGCCTCTGAAGGGCCTGAGAGGTCCAAACAGAAGGATTGAATACTTAGCTATCAGAATTATAGACATAAACTGCGGGGGCGCTGGATGGCAACCAGTGAAAAAAGTGCTCCTTTTTCGCCTAGGAGCGCTCCCCTGCAACAAAAGGCGATTTTATGGCAATACCGAAAACAATAACAATTGAAAGCTCAGTTGTGCGATCAGAAGCCTTTAAGCGCTTGGGAGGGTCAGCTAAATACATTTTTTTTCAGTTCTTAATGAAAAGAAAAATGAGCGAGCTTCCCAGAAAGTCAGGGAATTGGATCTGCACCAATAACAAAGAGCTAGTCTTCTCATATGCAAACGCCCAAAAAGACCACGGATATAGTGCTGCAAAATTTAATAGGGCAATTGAAGAGCTGATGAAGTCCGGCTTTATCGATATCGAGCATTATGGGGGCCAGTCGAAAGGCAACTACACTCTTTACGGTTTAAGTGAACGATGGAAACGGTATGGGAAGCCAGACTTCATTAGCAAAGAAAAAAGCAGAATGAAATCGAAGCCTGGACTTAGAGGAATTACAGACCCAAACAATTCAAAAATGAAGGAACGAAAAAATAGAATCTTGCATGCAAAAACGGAGTCAGAAAAGGGCCTTACTACATACAAAAATGGAGGCAGATCATAGTTAATCTGTCTTACAAAAACGGAGGCAGAACAAAAAGTAATATTCAGTTATCCACGGTATAACGCTGGTTTAAAGGAAATTCGGTCAAATATTTGAACTGAAAATCTGACTCCGTTTATGTATGCGTTCTATAGTAAGCCAACCATAACAGAGTTTATAAGTATTCAAACAAGCATAACCGAATAACTAAAAAGCAGAAAAAACACTTAAAAATACCAGTCGAAAAAATTTCGGCCTCAAATTAGTCTAACCATAACCAAGGCACAACATGAGAATCAAAAGCGACAAACGAGAAATCTTTCATTGGATGGACGAACACCTTGGATTTAAAAACGCGGAATTGTCCAAGGCATTCCCAGAAAAGAAAGACAACACACTGAGGGCGATCAAGTCACAGTATGCCAAAGCGGTAAAATCAGGGAAATGGCCGATCAGGGAACCGGACAGTACAATCAAAAAAAAAAGCATTGATACAAGTATTCAGGAAAAGGAACAAAACGAAATTGAAACACCAGAACAAAAACCCATTGAATCAGCTGATAGTCGTCAGTCAGAGAATGAGAGCATTGATACAAGCAAGAATGAAAGTATTGAATCTTTTACCCGGGATCTGTTTGAAAGGAAAGATTTGATAATGAGGATTTTGAACGAATATCAACAAGCCGGTTCCTTGTCTGCGGGTATCAAACTTGAAAAACCATTTAAGACCGTCAGCTTCAATCTGATGGAAAGAACAATTGAAGAGTTCAGCCAATTATGTAAGAGCATTGGAACGTCACAGAGAAAGGCTATCCACATAGCTATGAATGATTTCATCCAAAGGCAGGGGCCCACAATAGATAAAGAGTAACGAGAGTATACGAAAGAATACAAGGGGCAGGCGTGGGTTAACGTCTGTAGTCCAAATATAACCAGTATTATACTGATCAACACATTCTTCATTTTTAGAACTCCTTGATAATTCCGGTCACTTTGATCAACTCTTTATTCGGCATTAAAAATTCCTCTTCGACAAAATTCGGTTTATTTTCAATATCAACGGTCTGAACCGTAACACGGTCTTCAGTTAGTGACAAGACCTTGAATTAATTTTTGTTTTTGTTTTGTGTGGCTAAGCTGGCAGAAACTACCTGGTCGGATTTTGGTCTATTGGATTGGAGAGATATTGGTAGGCTTGGGATGGGGAAAAAGGATTATCTTAGCGATAATATGATGAATAAAACGCCCCAAGGGACTTCCAGCGCCAACCTCTCCTTCAATCAGAAAGTGAGAGCATGTTAATCCAGGGCGTTTTTCAGCGTTTCAAATGCTTGTGCTCTTTTCGATTCAGATTTGTAATAAATTACGATGGGCTTTCTGCCGGTAACATGAACAACGATATAGCAAGTTTTCTCAACCCCCAAATCAAGTTTGAAAGTGGCGATACCTTTTTTTGAGGCCTCAGAATCACATTTTTCGCTTAGCTGTGCACCGATAATTTTATCCGTATAAAAGATCGCACCTTCGATTTCAACGGTCTTTCTCTTTTTGGACCAAAACGCATAAACATTAACACTGAACAAAAAAATGATGAGCAAAGTAAATATCTTTTTCAAAAAGCCTCCTTGTTCTTGTGTGGGGCTGACCAGTTAGTCTTTTCTTTATTTATCTGACGACATTTTTCCTCTCTGAATTCCCGTTTTAAGTATTGAAATTCCGGATAAAATCAAGTCAATGAAAGGATAGTGCTCAATAAATTGAAAGTCAAATATTCTATCGTTTATTAGTCCATAGGATCTCTAAAAAGATCCCCTTCAAGCTGTAGATCCCAGTCGAGGATCCTATTTACTTCTGCTTCAATTGACAGGTCTGTTTCATTCGCATCAATGTCCGGTACTTCAATTCTTTCTTGATCGGTTTTTTCTGGCATTATTCCCCCTGTTGATTTTCGATTGATTTCGGTAAAAGAAATCTGGATTGAAAAATACAGGTAAGGAATGATTCAGGTGTCCCAGAGGTGTCCCGGTGGCAAAATATCCGGAGAATTTGGAAAATATCGAGGAGGCCAAAACAGGCTGTAAGCCTTTATTGGAGCGTGGTACCTGGAGCCGGAATCGAACCGGCACGCCCTTGCGGGCACGAGATTTTAAGTCTCGAGCGTCTACCAATTCCGCCATCCAGGCAGGATGGTCTATCTGAGAAGTCGTGGGGGAACTGGAGGCGACAATCGGAGTTGGGTAGTCAATTCCCGAAGTACCTGTCTTTATTGATCTTTCTTGTTTCCCCAAGTTTCATTTTGCTACGATCTCGTAGCAGTACTAGGAGAATCTCTCGTAGCACAATTTGTAGATTACCTTTACCATTTCTCTCTGTCAATCCTTCGTTAGTGCCTACTCTATGTTTGGTGCAGAACTGGAGACACTGGAATGATATCTAGGCTATATAGAACTCGAATAGAGCATCCCAATGTAATCGATGATGTGTATCCGATCCTATAACGCAAAGCCAAAATCTGTCTCAACGACTTCATTACCTGCCATCCAGACTATCCCGAAGGTCCTGGGCTTCTTTTACTTCGCGTTTTGCATCAAAAAGGACAGCGTCCAGCATTTGGATTCCTGTTTCATGCATAAGCCTTGCTCCTTCATCAGTTGCTTGATAATCGTCTCCTTTGGCTTCTGCATAATCTAAATCGCATAATAAATCCAGATAGCCTTGCACTTTGGCTTCTTCTAATTCTGTGCGAATTGAAATGGTTGATGTTTTAGACAACCCTTCAGCAGACAAACAAGCTAGAACATATAGATGCTTATTTTCGAGTTCGTCAAAATCGTCGTTTCCTCTTAGAGCAACAACGCCTTTGGAACTATAGAGGTACTCCTGATTTCTCCAATTTCCCCTCTGTGTGTATATACAGGCTGCTAATTTCTGTTTTAACGTTTTCATATGTATCCCTTAAGTTTACGTTTGTTGAAATAATTTATAGTTGATTCAGTTCGACTAATGGCAAATAGAATATCATCAAGGCTGTTCTACTCCATAAGTGATATTCGGTCAGTTTCTTGCTATGAATACAGGTGCTCCTGGAAGCCAACAAACAATCCCCGTATCTCGGCAACACCACCCAACTCCGTTACAGCATCCCCTACGGAATGATATTTCAATTCCAGCAAGTCAGGTAGCTTCTCTTGATCCAATTCACCAACTCCCTGAGCAATATAGTGTTCCAGAACGAAGGAGAGAAACTGTTGCTGATTGTTATTGGAATAGTCTTCAAAGATGCGATCCTTGCTGTTATTCACGCGTTCTTCTCTGGTAATTGTCGGTAGTGCAAATGCTATATAGGCAAGCACATCGAAGAGATCACTCTTTACAGCATCAATCATTTGTCTAATCTCGGTTAACTGATCCATACCATACCCCTTCTCTTCCAGCCCAGTAATTAGTTTCTTTCGAGTATCTGGCTTGCTCCATAGAGCACGAAGTTCATCCTCATCCTTAAACAGCTCTGGAAGGTCACCAAACAAGCGCTCAATGAATTCAGTTGCTGACATCGGCTTACCATCAGGGCTCCAGAATGTGGTTGCTGTCATAGACTGAATGGCGCGTTCTTTACCATCAGCAAGCTTGATTTTTACCTTGGTCCGCTTCTTACAAACACATGGATCTGATCCGCATTTAGGACAAGGTTTAGGGATACTTGGACACTCACAGGGGAGTTTACCACAAACTGAACACTCCTTTAGTGGCTCAATTATACAAGTACATGGTTGATTACCACACCGATTACATGGTTCCGGTTCTAATGGTTCACCATCCCACTCAGGATCATTGAAATGCTCATAGGCTTTAACGAAGTCATAGATCGTGAAGTAGTCTTTACCATCAAACAGACGTGTACCTCGACCAACGATCTGCTTAAATTCAATCATGGTATTTACAGGACGCATCAACACGATGTTGCGAACATTACGAGCATCTACACCTGTTGAGAGCTTCTGTGAGGTTGTGAGGACTGTAGGAATCGTTTTCTCGTTATCTTGAAAGACACGTAGCCAGCGTTCACCCTCTGCTCCATCATTGGCTGTCACTCTGATACAGTAGTTGGTGTCTGAACTAGTTTTGTATTGATTGATTAGGTCACGCACAGCGGCTGCGTGTGCCTGTGTTGCACAGAATACCAGTGTCTTTTGCTTCTGACTGATCATTTCCATAAACAGCTTAACGCGATACGCTTCACGCTCGCGGATCTCAATAATGCGGTTGAAATCATCTTCATCATACCGCTTGCCTTCCTCCACCTCTCCTTCAATCAGCTTGTCATCGGGGGTATAGACATAATCATCAAGTGTAGTAGCAATCTGCCTAACTTTAAACGGGGTTAAATATCCATCATTGATCCCTTCTTTTAGAGAATATATAAAGACCGGTTCTCCAAAGTAGTTGTATGTGTCAACGTTCTTATCTCGCTTAGGTGTTGCTGTCAGTCCCAATTGAACAGCTGGAGAGAAGTGCTCCATAATGCCCCGCCAGTTGCTCTCGTCATTGGCCCCGCCTCGATGGCACTCATCAATTACAATGAAGTCAAAGAAGTCTGGAGGATAGTCACCAAAACTGGGTGCTGGATTGCCTTCCTCATCTTTACCTGACATGAAGGTTTGGAATATTGTAAAGAAGACACTTCCGTTTTTCGGAACCATTCCTTTCTTACGGATTGCATCAGGAGAAATCCTGACTAGAGCATCCTCAGGGAAAGCAGAGAATGAATTGTAGGCTTGATCAGCAAGGATGTTCCGGTCAGCTAGGAAAAGGATACGAGGCCTTCGACTTGGTTCTGTTCCACTCCTCCAATCCTTCAAATTCCAGCGGCTGTGAAAGAGCTTCCATGTCAGCTGAAAGGCAATAAAGGTCTTACCTGTACCTGTGGCCAATGTCAGCAGAATTCGATCCTTACCCTCAACAATCGCTTCCAGAGCTTTATTAATTGCATTGTGTTGATAATAACGCGCCTCCCAGCTTCCACTCTTGTCCTCAAAAGGAATTTCAGAGAAGTGATCACGCCATCTGTTTGGTTCAGTAAAGGTTTCATTCCACAATTCATCAGGAGTCGGATAGTTACTGACATAGCCCTCTTCACCTGTCTCCATATCAACACGGTAGATTCCTTTGCCATTGGTTGAGTACGCAAATCGGGTTTGGAGTCTGGTAGCATAACGTTTTGCTTGTCCAACTCCCTCAGTGTCAGGCAGACTAAATCGTTTAGCTTCAAGGACGGCCAGTTTCTGACCACGATAGACTAATACATAATCAGCAATATCTGGTTTGCTTCGCTTGCCACCACCTATGAGTCTACCGTGTGCTATTACTTCACGCCTAATCCGACTGCCATCAACTTTACCCCATCCTGCTGCTGCAAGGGCAGGGTCAATCAGTTCGGCACGTGTTTCGGCTTCATTGAGATCGTAGGTCATGCGTTTTCCACTTGCAGTTTGCTCGATTTGGTTGTGAGTTCACCAGTGACTGCTTTTTTGAGGATTGATTGTTTGAGTTCTGTTAGTGCTGTGAGTTTTTGTTGGTAGATGGATTCAAGGCGTTGAGTTTCAAATGAGACAGCCTCTATACTACTGATAAGTTTATTCTGCTCTGTCAGGCTAGGAATAGGTATTTTTAGTGATCGAAAAAAACCTAAACTCAAATTCGCACGAGCATTGTCAATTTCATTATCGTGTAGTATTTGCTTAAAGAATGGAGAGTTAAGGAGATAGGCAAGGTATATATTTATGAGCTTATCCTTATCACAGCGTATCAAGCAGACTGCTTGATTTATGTTTGCAACATCATCAAGATCAAAAACAGCAGTTCTTCCAATTGATGCACCTACGATATTAGTCAGAACATCACCTTTTTTGAGTATCGACTTGGTATCCTTCTCATTGAACACTTCTTCAACAAACTTGGTTTTCTTGTAATTCATTGAGTTCGTGCCAACATTCTCACTGGTTATAAAAAGTATGCCGGGCTTTTCAACATAGTTAATGCCTTGCCACTTTGGTGAAGAACCTTTTGTGATTTTCTCTGTAAGATCTCCAAGAATTTTCTCAGCCCACTTCTCGCCCTTCTGAGTGAAGATGCCATTAAGGTAGCTTTCAAACATCTCACAGGCATTATCGAGGTTCTTCTTGACATTGGAAGCTGTTTGGCCGATGCTCGCAAACACCTCATCCAGGAAAGTGACAATACGTTTTTGTTCTGGAAGGGATGGAAGGATAATCTTGAAACTCTGAAGCTGTGCCTTTGTTAATGCCTGTCGAGTTGCTCCAGCCTTCTCCCCCTCGTAAAGGAGTCTGCCTTTGTATTCCTTTGCAGTAAGGAGGAGGGATAAGAAACCTGAATCAATCACCTCAGTTCTTGGGCGAATGATGGATACATGTTGGTTCACTCTGGCAGGGAGGTAGTGTTTTGGTGTAACACAACACCTTGCAATCGATGCTCCAGTGATATTTAATAAGACATCTCCTTCTTTCACCACGACATTTGATAGTTTAGCTGCCTGATCTTCATCAATAAAAGCTAGGCCTTTTTCTCTAAACTCACCATCATAGACATTGAGACTCCGGAAGAGTGATATTCCTTCTGACTTATAGGCTTTCTTCCCCCCTTTGGGCGTAGCTCCACTACCAATCTTCGTCGTAATCTCATCCAGGCTGAATTGCTGCCAACCTTCTTTCATATTATACCCCTAATCCGTTCCAGTACCTTTTCACTCTCAGCATCCAATGTTGCAATTTCTTTGAGGATCTTCTGTGGATCTCGTAATAGTGCTTCCCCTAACTTGTTGGGATTCTTCACTGAGATATCAAAACTACTCTTGTCAATCTCTTCTGCATTCACTGTCCAAGACTTATCACTATCTGCAAAAGTAGCTTGCAGTTCAACAAACTCCTTCAGGTCATCATCATTGAGCGAATTGGTCTTGCCCATGTTTCTACCAGGATCAAGCTGGTAATACCAAATTTTCCTGGTAGGCGCTCCCTTTTCAAAGTGTAGAACCACGGTCTTCACACCAGCCCCAAGGAAAGTACCACCAGGACAATCCAACACCGTATGTAAATTACAGCCCTCCAACAACTCCTGGCGTAATGCCTTAGATGCATTTTTGGAATCAGAAAGGAACGTATTTTTAATAACCACAGCCCCTCTACCACCTGCTTTTAAATATTTGATAAAGTGCTGAAGGAAGAGAAAGGCAGTCTCCCCTGTCTTGATATTGAAGTTTTGCTGGATCTCCTTGCGCTCTTTGCCACCAAAGGGAGGATTAGCAAGGATGATAACCAACATGGCGTAATATTTTACTCCGTTAGATTCATATATCTCAAAATCATATGGAATAACGGAATTGGCTTTGGCAGTCTGGACATCTGCTTCTAGTACTTCGTAGTTGATATTTACATGGACAGTATGTTGGAAGACATCGGTGGTATATAGAACTCCATATCCCTCATCGTTCAGCTCTATGTCAATTGGGTAATATCCATCATTTTGCTCACTTAAGATAGCGGCTACCAAATCATCACCATCCTCACTGTTTTTAAATGAATACTTCCAACCAGCAGCTCCATTCGTCCAGACAATTGACCATAGTTTTGTACCATCGATTCGATGATCCTCAATGTCGATTGGGATGCAGTTATCACAATTGTAACCACCGGTCTAAAATGGAACCATTTTCACCAGTTAAAACAGAACCACTCCGATCTGTGGGCGCACTACGGCGCCTCGGTTTTGAGATAAAACCGCAATCCCCCCGTAGTGTCAGCCGATT